TCACTTACTTTTCTTATTGCCTCGCCCTAACTTTTGAATTGGGTTAGGGAATAGTTTGTTCGCGGCGCGTTCTGCAAGCTTAGCTCTATCGGCATTTCTTGTATAGACCTCGGCCATCTTTGTAGATGACCATCCGTACATTGCGGTTAGCTCGAATGGGGTTGCTCCGTTGTTGGCGGCAAAGGTTGCTCCGGCCTTTCTAAGCCCATGCGCTCTGCCCGGAACGCCTGCCTCATCGCACCTATCAGCGAACCAATATCCAAACCCGGCATGCTTCCACGGCAAGCCCTTGCTGGTGATCAGAAACGCCATGTCGCCGGTCTTGGTCGCATTGATCGACTTGGACAGTGGAGCGAGGATTGGTATTATGATCTCTGCCCCGGTTTTTGATGTTCTGATTGTGATGTAGTTATTTTTGACATGTTGCGGACCCAGCGTAATCGCATCGTTACGCCGTAGGCCTGTATACAGCATCAGGTCGAGCGCTAAGCGCGCCTGAGTGCCTATTTGATGCTTCTCCTGATATCTTAGGACTTCCTCAATCGTCCATGTGTGAAAGCCGTCTGACTTTGGCTTCTTTGGCTTCACGTCATCAGTCGGGTTGTATTTAATCCACCCGCTATCGACGGCGAACTCGAACAGCTTCCGCATGATGCTGAGATATGCACCCGCTTGAAAAGGCGTTGCTTCTCTGCGGATCACGCCTTGTCTGATATCATCCGTTGTGATGCCTCGGAAGTCCAAATCCCCGCCCGTCTTACAAACGCCCTCAAGCATTACCTTCTGGTTGCGTTGAGTGAATGGCTTCAGAAGCGAATACCGGCCACTGGCATAGTATTGATCGACCAGCCAGCGAAGAGACGTATGTGAAGCCTTCTTTCGCTTTGGAAGCTCTTCACCGGCCAAGGCAGCATCATAAGCCGCATTGAACTCTGGAGAGCCAAACGCACCCGGTAACCGGATGCGCTTTCCTTTCCCGCGACGGAAATACCAGAACACGGTTTTGTGCCTAGTTACTTCCTTCTGAATATAAGGCTTCCTCGGTCTCGGCATGGCGGTACTAAAGATACCCTTTCCCTTTGTTGTCAATCCGTGGGTGGTCTGCCACATAGTCTTCCGGCACCAAGCGTATGAACGCATTGCCAATTTTAATTTCTGGTATGTGACCAGCCTTTTCGGCTCCTATGCAGATCGCAGTTACCTGTCTCGCGGTCACGTCAAGACGCTTAGTCATCGTATTTACCTCTCAAAGCCTCCGGTGCCCGCCCTTGGTTGACGTTGAAAAGTAGAACTCCCTGATGCTGACATCCTCACTCCCTTTCCCGCAGTGCGGCGCGGCCTTCACGTGCTCGGCCAGAAACTCGAAGTATTTTTTCGAGGTCGGCAGATAGCGTTCTTTTATCGACAGGCTCGTCAGGTCCACACGCAAGACATGCTGAAAAGCTTGCAACGAGAATATCGCCCCATGTCAGATTAGCCATGGTCGTCACCGCCTTTCAGGGCTTGGCGCTGCGCCGTCTCTCCGCTGATTTCGATGTGATCCGCAATCTCGCGAAGCAATGACGCCATCTGGCGAAGCTTCTCTTGGTTCGGATCGCTGTCGAGATAGGGGCGAGAGCTAGGAACATCGCCAATCAGCGCAGAAAAGTAAGTCCGTGTCGGATTGTGAAGATCGCAATATTCCCCTTTCGGAAATAGGCTATCTATGAAAGCCTGCGCCTGTTCGCGTGTCAGCTTCATTCGCTCTGCTCCCCAAGTGCGGAGGCGGCGAGCATTACGCGCCAGCAAGTGAGCGACGAATTAGCTGCTGGGCGCATAACACCGCGCTCCCAATTATCGTCAATTGCTTCTATGCCAGCTTCGCGCATCCCCTCTGTCGGCTCCTGTAGAGCGGCAAAGATGGTGGAGATGGCGGCTTGGGCACTGGCCAAGCACAGCTTGCGTTCCGCGCCATTGATCTGTTGCCAGCGAACATCGCGAAGCTGATGCAACGTGAATAGCGATCCTTCCGGCACAGGATGAAAAGGTCCGTTGATGGCTTTTGCCACCTTCTCGACAAGCGCTTCGTGTTCCTTACTCGGCATTGCTAGCCTCCTGATCTATTTGCAACACTCGCGAAGCCTGCATGAGCTTCAGCTTCGTATGGTCCGCCTCACCGAGAACCGGGACGGCCACGAAAAGAATGCCTGCCTTGGTCATATCCTGCGCGACGCTCATAGCTTCACGTATCTGCGCAACTCTATTGGTCATTCGATGCCTCCTTTGCGCGCAAGAGGGCGATGGACTTGGCGCGTCGCTCTGGCGTGAGGGTGTAGTCGTAAGCCCAACAGGCTTCTCGCTCACCGACCACTGTGGTGTAGATGACCTTCGTTCCGGCCTTGTTTGCGCGGGCCGAGGCATAGTGCTTGTCAGGCTTGAAAAGCGCCAGATTTCGCCATCCACTTCCCTGTCAGGCGCGTCTAGCTTGGAGAGACGGGTAATGAGGTCTGAGGTCATAGCTTCCTCCTGATGCTGTTTTCAGCAACGCCATAGCTGGTGAAATGAACCCATTCGGTTCCGCCAATAGGAGACGAGACAAGAAGCGCTGGCATTGGCTTCCAATACGGCCAGCCGTCATACATGCAGATTTTGTAAATCTCTCGCGGCGTGAAACCGTTGACGAACTGAAACTGAAACGCTTCCGGCTCCTTCTCGGCTTCACGCCAGATTTCCGACATGTCCTTCGCGTCCTTATGTGACCAGTCTATCGGCCCCATATCCTCGCCATGGCGAACGGTTACTGTTTCGGTTCTCATGACGGCTTCCCTCCCAGCACGGCGCGGGCTTTGCGCAGATCGCCAATGGTTACGACAATTTGCACGGTATCGTTGTCACGCCATTCCGACGCGTCAACAGCACGTTCTTTGGCGTGATCGGCAAACGGCTCCAGCGCCTTTTCAGCAGCCGCGAGCTTGGCTTCGAGGACCCGCATCTCTTTTGACAAATTGTCTGCAAAATGATTGCAGCTTTCGCTTATCCGAAGAAGTTCCTCCAACTCCTTAATCCGCGCATCCTTCGCCGCGTTGTCGGCTTTGCGAGCTTCAACAACGGCACGGAGCGCTTCGCGAAGTTCCTCCTTCTCCACCCGTTCCGCCGCCAATAGCTCCACTGCCTGCGAGCGAGTGACGTATTCCGCAGGATGATATCCACGCTCACGCCAGAGATTGGCCATGCTGGCATATCGGGTAACTTCTACGAGATTGCCGTCTGGTTTGACCAAAGCCCACACGTTCGCGACCAACTCCCCGCACTTGCCGGTAGCATCCGGCGATACGGGAGCAACACTCTTTAGGGCAGCTTTTGCCAATGCCTCAAGATCATCTCCCCAGATCGCATAGCGGGGCCGGACATTTTGAGGCCCTTCACAACGTGGCAGCGGATTAATCGTTAGCCCTGTGTCAGCGCCAAGAATGCGCCGTGCGAGTTCCAGTGTATTGTCTTCGAACGGCTCTGACGATACTGGAGCAACGGGGGTGGTCATGCCACGTTCATCACGGCTTAGACCGACATTGCCCCGCACCCAAGACTGGCGCTGTTCTTCCAGCATTTCAGCCTGCTGCTCTGGCGACAGGGCATTGAATGCAGCGACGGCTTTCTTCAAAAGGTCTTCACTCGCCATGACGGTCGCCTCCTGATGGGTGGGAAAGCGCCTTCGCGCACTTCGGACATGTGGCCGTTCCGTCTTTGTGAAAAATCCAGCCGTAAGAGCGCAGTTGGTTTCGCGCCTCGCCGCCCGTCTCGCACGGCATGTTCATATGCGGGAACTCGCGCCAATCGTGTTCCGGATTGTCGTACTTGCAGTACGCATGCAGGTCGTAAGACCCCTTCCATGTTTCCGGGTTTTCCAGCAGTTTGATTTGCTTCCCCATCACGCCACCTCACTGCTTGGAGGGGTGGGGAGAGGACGCCAGCGGGTGAGGCGAAGAACGTTATCAGCAGCGGTCAGGTCTTCTGCATCGATTACGATACCGTCTGCCCGGTAGACCTCTCCGAATTCGTCTGTGAAGCCTGCGCCATCTTCATGCACATAGCAGACGAACGGGCCGTCAAATGCCTTCACAGTTACGACCGCTTCCGGGTCGTTCCATGAAATTCGCTCGATCTCACCTGTCGCGACCGCAAGGACGCGGCCTTCCTTCGGCGCGCTTTCTATTGGCTTCCACCGATCCCCCTCGACCTTACCGGCGTCGGCATGGTCCGGGATAATGGAGGACGTTTCGCTGTCAATAACGATGCGGTCTCCGCGCTGCTGGAGCATCATAGCAAGGTTTGCAATGTCTACCGGATCGCCTTTCCAGATGTGCTGAATGAGCAAATAGGATAGGTATTCAGCCGAACATTCATCCTTGTTTTCCCAACCGCCACGGCCTTCCTCGCGCTTCTTCGCGAGTTTCTGTTTCATGGCTATTGCAAAACGGTCAACGGCAAGATCGTCGGCATGGTCCGGGGAGGACAGGGTGCGGATGGCTCTCGCTTTGCTGCGCAGATGATGGGACACGCTATCTACAAGCCCATCCAGTTCACACGCTTCGCGCTCCAGAAGCTTCGCAGCTTCCTCCAACGCCAGCTCACGCGCTGCTGATGGCTCAAGCGCGGAGATTTGCAAGCCGATACCTTTGGCCTGATCCACAACGAGTTCATAATGATCCTTTTCAGCGGCCCGCCTTGCTGCATCTTCGTTGGCGTGATCCTTGATGCCTAATGGAGATGATGACCACGGGTTGCCATCTGCATCTGTTCCGTATGCGAAATGACCAATGTCTGACTGAGCAGAGAACAGTCTGTATCCCGGAGCGCTATCCTCCTGCCATTCGAGCGCCTTCACCTTCACAGCCCCTTGCACGGGGAGGAAGGGGAGAGCGGCGGTGAGGACTTCCTTGATATCTTTAGGGCCGATTGGCTGCCATTCGCCATTGATCCGGCAAAGACTATCGTACACGCCTTTAACGAGGTATTCAGGTAGAGTGGTCATTGGACGATCCCTCCAGAAGCCTGAAAAGCAACGATCTCCTTGGCGACATGCAGGGCTGTCGTTAAATCCTCCATCAGCGCTTCCATAACATTCGCCTCTGGGTTGCCCTTGAGCATGACCAGGTACACACCGATCGCTCCGGTAAACGCTCCAGACATAATGGCCTTGCGCCGTTCTGGTGACGGAATGTCCTTGGCGATGTTGCCAGTCATGATCGACAGGATTGCTTCGCCGACCTCTTTTCGGGCAGCCTCTGCTACTTCGTCATATGAATTTCTGATCGTCATGCTCGCGTCCTCGCGGCTCCCGCCTGCATCAGTCGGGTCCGTGGCAATGTGGGAAGAGCGGATTTGTCGATACGCGGCGACTTCTCGGACTTTGCGAAGCCTTGGCCTTTGATCGTGCCTTTCGGGCGCGTTATGCCATTGGCCTTGTCACTCATCCGCTTGGTTTTTGCGGCTCGTGGCGTATCAACCGTGCGGGTTTTGTACCCATGACATGACACGCAAACCGCAGCGCAGTTATCCAGTGTCGGTTCACCGCCGATGCTGTCGGCAATGATGTGATCGTACTGGACGCCAACAGACAGAGGCGCATTGCAACGCTGGCCCGTTTTGAAGCCGTACATTTCACCGATGGCCTCACACTTGCCGAGTGAACGGCGGAGAGCGGCACGTTTGATTTCCTTGGTGAACTCTCGCCTAGCCATCAAGCCACCTCATCAACTTCGGCAGGGTCGATACCGACAATCCCGCATGTGTAGGTAATGGCCGCATCCAGGTCAGCTTCGTTTCGGCATACCGATGTAAAGGACCGCGCAATCGTACCGGCCTTGTCCTTGGCAAGCTGTGACGTGAAGGTGTCAGCATGTCCCTTGGCGGTATTAACGATCACCGATGGATCAGTGCCGACGCCAGCAATGCACTGCTTGATGAAGTTCTTCAGCGCGGCGCGGTCTTCATCGGTCAGGCGTGGCGCTTGATCCTGCTCCACGTCCTCAGGCACGCCCTGTTCGCCCGCATCCGGCTCGCTGGCTGGCGTTTCGGGTTCTTCCGACTGATGCTCAATCTGAAAGCCTTCTTTCGCCTGCTGACCAATCTGGGCGGTTTCATTCCCGCCACGCAAAAGCTGCGATAGTGAGCCTCGGGCCTGCAAACGGTTCTGCTGTGCGTCCACATCACTGCGGCGACCGCTGAAATCATAAAGCTCATCATCCCGGCGGATCAGGTCATCAAGGTCGCTCGACATCGGAAGGCGCTTGGCAAGTCGGCGAATGACCGTCTTCTTCGCCATCTCATCCCACCAGTCAGCCCATGGGCCGAACTTGCCAGTCTTGGAAACGGCCCGAACCTTCTCCACGTCTTTCAACGTCATGATTTCGCGATAGATGCCGCCGTCTTTGGTCTTTGCGATTGCATAGACGAGCTTCGCATCGCCGCGGTTGCTGTCGAGGCAAGGACGGTGAACGATGGTTTCTTCGTCGCCAAGCGTGTACTGGAACTCATCGTTCTCGTAGACGACATAGGCAGACAGGGACAGAAGTTCGCCAGAGTTGCGGATTTTCTTGAGGATGCCGCCAACCATAGGCATCCATTGCACCTTCTTGATGAAAACGTCCCGCCCATCTTCCTTGACCTTCGCATTGAAGATCACGAGCGCACCGTCCCGACCGTCTGGCAGCAAACCATCTTGTGCGGCCTTCATGGCGCTTTCGAAGAGCGAACGGCGGTCAGCGTTCATCAGGTCAGGATTGCCACTCACCGCGGTCATCACGACACGCATAAATCGCTCAACCGGAATATGGGGCGGAAGGGCAACAGCAACTTCGCTTTCCTGCTTGCTCCACTGGTCGCGGAATGTTTCGGCAGGTGAGCGCGTCTGGGTTGTCTGTGTAACAGCGTTCATGTGTCAACGCCTCCTAAGCTGCAATTTGATGTTGGTAGGCGATGAACTGGTCCAGCAACTGCCTTGACCATGGCTTCATCTTGATAAAGCGCTCGCCTGCGCTGAATGGGAGCTTTCCGGGCCAATAGCCGCTATCCAGACATTCGCGGATCGTGCGAAGCCCATAGCGAACAATGTCTTCGCCGCGGTCGATGTCTTCTTCGTCAATCTCGACGTGCGATGTGTCAGGTACATCATCATTCAGCACATAAAGCAGAACGAATGTCTTGAACGGCAGCTTTAGACCGCGGCAGGCCATCCGCGTCATGGCTGCCTGTAGGTAGTATCCGGCTTCAACAATCTGCCGGGACAGAAAGTCCTCATCGAAGCTGCTGGCGGTTTTCAGGTCTGCGTAGACGGCATCGGCGTTCGGGATCACGTCAGGGCGAGCCTTCAACCAAATGCCAGTCTCCGGGTCTTTCCAGAACATCGACCGTTCCACGCGACCCGTCATCAAACCTTGCTGGACAAGCGGATACTGGTTCGCATCATCCCGCATACGCTGGATGCGCTCATACTGCTCTGGCGTGACGATGGTCTTGCCAGCTTCAATCTGGGCATCTCTCCATTCTCGTGCATCCGCCTTCTTGTAGTCTGGAAACTTCTCTGGCCGCACAACAAAGGCCGCGTCGAAGTCTTCATCGCCAAGAAGCAGGCAATGCGTGGCCTTCCCGAAATCCAGTGCTTCCGATGGCTTAGGCTTGATATGGTCAGGATTGTATTTCCACCGGCCCCAGAATGCTTTTGGACTGCTGTTCTTCTGGATCGGGTCAAGCCACTTCAACGCGCTCTTGGAAACAGCGGGGGCATCCAACAGTTCCAGATTGTTGTGGTACGCATCGAGGCTTATGCCCTGATAAATGCCGTTCTGGGAAATTGGCGTCTTGCCGTCCCAGGTGCGCTCCTTTGGCTGTTGCAAGGTGTCAGTCACGATCACCTCCACGGGCGCGTATCATCGCATCGGCATAGGCATACCTTGCTTCCACTTCGCTAAGACCATTCCCGTTTTTGTCCACGCGAAACCTGGTCAGTTCCTCACGTGAGGCGTGAATGGCGAAATAATCGCGAAGCGTCATGCCACTTGCGCCATTATCTCCCCAGCCTGGAATGCTAACTGGAAACGCCGGTCCACCTGTCTCGATCTTCGACATCACGCGACCTCCTCGACAATACGAGGCTCACTGGCAAGCCAGACAAAACCGTGTGTGTATGCGACTTCTACAGTCTGGCCGATGATGTTCTGATCATTCCAATCCTTCGGCAATGTCCCATCAATGAACACATCGACCAGCACGTTGTGACCTTCGTTGGTAACGCACTCGTGGCACCTGAATGTCTCGTTGTACCGGATAATCCGCAGGAAGTGCCTATGCTTGGAAGTATGTTCGCTGTAGCTAATTGGCGTCTTGCTCACATCACTCTCCCGAAAAATCTGCCAGCCCGACTTCCAGAGCGCGGACGTATTCAGCGTTCTCGGCTGCTAGTTCGCTCTGCATCTGGATTGCTGTCTGGATAACCTGTTGCGTGAACCGATCCGGTTTCTGTCTGTGGTGGCCGGATACGTGGATTGTCTGGGCGCGGGGCTTGCCGCTTACTTGGAGGATGGCGTCCATCAGAGCACCTTTTTGATGGTCTCATCGATCTTCAAGAAAAGGTCGTTTGCTCGCTCTGGCTTGTAGTCGCCGTTTGCCTGATAGACATTCAGGAACATGTCTTTGCCGAAGGCTTTCCCGAGACGTTCAGACTGCCAGCGAACAGATTTGAGAGCCTCTTCCAACGTGCGGATACGGCTCAATGCAGCTTCCATCGCAGCCTTTGCGCCGGTCATAGCCTTAACGGCTTCCTTGTCCTTGGCGATCTGGGCTTCGGTCTTTGTGATTTCGTCTGACATGATTGCCTCACACTTTCTCGGCCAGATACCCGGCCCATACTGCAAACGTTGCGATGAAGGTTGAAACGGCGATGAAGCTAAGAGCGTCTTCGATAAGGTCTTTCACGGCCTCGTCCTCTTGCTCTGGCACAGCGCGATAAAAGCGACGATCAGTGCCATGGTGATTAGGTGATCGAATGGGGATGGGGTCATGCTTCACCTCTCGCTTTTGCGAGGGCGGCCAGACCGTTTTTAATTTCTTGGTCTAGACCCTTCACACCAATTGCCTGCATCGAGCTGATACAATCGCTCAGCATTTCATACAGATCAGGCGCTGCGGCGATCAGACGAGCATTGGCTTGGGCCTGTGCGTAGCTCATGCCATCATCGTCTCTGGACATAGGTGCATTGCTTGGATCGCAATCAGCAATGTAAAACCAACCTTCTGTTACAGCGACGGGAAAGACATCTGTTCCGTTGAATGTCTTCCAAGGCCCCGGAGTGAATTTCGTCTCAGTCATTTCACCCTCCGCTGGCACACAACTTCCGTGGTCATCAAGCGAAGCGCCTCATCTGGCCCGGTCTGGTAGGGACGGAAGATCAAATCATTGGCGTGGTTCACGATGCCTTTTCCGACGAACTCGCAATCCTCACGGTCCCAAAACGGCCCGATCTGCTCGACTACCCGGTTCTCGATCAGCACAAACCCAACATGCGGATCGTGTGGACGGGTGGCTGGTACGACGGACAGAGCCGTGGAAATCATCAGTGCAGAGAACATGTCTGATCCCTCAAAATGGAATTTCGTCTGGATTGAATGAGAGCGTTTCTGGTCGCGGTATGATGTTGAACTTGTCGAAGTCCTCTTGAGCCGCCGCCTTTGCCTCTTCTCTGGTTCCGAACCGTTTTGTTATCCCGTATGGGTACCGGAGCATGTGACCCCGCTCATTGAAGCTCCAAGTCACGGTGTATTCACCGACAGGAGTTCTTGCGATGCACCAAGCGCACGGAGCATCAACGCGGTGCCAATGCAGGCTCATGCCGCCCTCCCATGGACGTAATCATTGATGCGTTCGAAGGCGTCACTGGTCATATCCAGCAGGTCATCTGCGCGGTTTGCGCGGTACTGCGAGCGTTCCAGTGGAGACATTGCAGGTTGGTCGCCAAAACCCCGGTAGAGGTCGATCAGGCGCATTTCGGTATCGCAGCGCTGTTCGACGTACTTGCCAAGCACCCGGCGAACCTCAAGACCGCTATCGCCCTGATCCTTCAGCGTAAAACACGTCAGGCTGATCGAACCGAGTTGGCCAACGAGAGCTTCCAACTGCGCTATATCGTTCTTAATAATGGCTTCGATTTCGGCTTTCGTGGACATTGTGGTTTCCTCGGTAATCGGTGGGAAACCGCCCTTCCGGGCGGAAACCGGAAGGCTTTCAGTCCTCGCTCATGCAAGCGCGCAAATATTGGTCCTCGTCGTGACACTTAACTGAACCCCAATCGCCGAATGTTTCGTCAGGAAAACCGTCATCTCCAATTACGTTGACCGCGCGAGACAGAACCCACGACTTGCAAAGAGCGCGGCGGGTTATTTCTGAACGCGTCCCCGTCACGGTTTCATTGACGAAAGTTACGTAATCGGACTTGCAGTAAGAAATCGTCCGGGTCATGCGGCTCATTTCGGATGTCTCCCAACTCGGAGGTTTATCGCGGTACAGATCGGCGCGTTTGCTTCTTCGTGGACCGCTTTCAATAACTCTTGTTTATCGGAATTAAATTCAGTATGCAATAGGTAATTTGAAAATAATTCCGATTTTACGGAATTTGAAAAGGCGCTTAAGCAATCTGATGACCAAGGCCGCTTATCTAAAAAATCGAGATTTATGGATTAGGATGCTGGTCGATGACCTCGACCTGAGCCACGCTACAGTGCGCGTAGGGCTTCATCTGGCGATGCGTATCAACGCCGACGACAAGGCCGCTTGGCCTTCAACGGCCACGATAGCGAAGCTGACAGGTGTCAGCGTTCGCTCGGTAATCAGCGCGCTTCAGGCTTTGGAAGATGCTGGATATTTGCTCTGCGCTAGAAAGCGAAACGTCGGAAACCGATACTGGCTTCGCTTCAAGTGGGCTGAATAAGTGCAACCATTGCAGTTATATAAGTGCAACCATTGCATATGAATAACGGAAAGCTGAATAACGTTAAGGTTTATTAGTTTTTATATCATGCTCTGAAAGGGAGTATTATATACACAGGGAATGGATCACGGTTTCCGCATGATCCAAAGCACCTTTCCGATGATGCGAACATGATCGCCATTGTCGACGCGGTGAAGCTTAATCGGCTCCTGATGAGCTGGGTCTGTGCTTTCCGGCCAAAGTTCGTAGCCATCAGCAGTACGGCGTAAGCGCTTGGCGGTCCGCTCGATCATCTGACCTTCAAAGCGGCTGCGCTCTACGATGACCAGATCGCCGTCCTCTGTTTCGATGCCTGTCTTCGCAATGTCGAGGCATATCAGGCGATCACCATGATTGGCGATCTTGTTCAGGCAGTTCCCCTCAACCTTCAAAGCAAACTGCAACTCGACCGGATATCCGCTTGCGCTAGGCACATACTCGATATCGTCGTAACCAAAATCCATATCATCCACGCTCAGCCAGGTATTCGCTGCCACTTTCCCAGTGACAGGGATTGAACCGACTGATTGTTGAATAGGGGTTAACGATGGTTTCGCAATGATCGGTGCGGACGAACTTATGCCCTTTTCCAGCCAGAGAGGATCGACGCCAAGGGCTTGAGCAAGCTTCGGCAGGGTATCCCCGCGAGGCTGATCTACCTTGCCGCCCAGATACTTGACGATGTTGTCATAAGGCACGCCGGATTGCCGCTGCAATTCAGCTTTCGTCCATGCCTTTTTGGCCAATGCTTCGTTTAATCGTTCAACCCATGTCATGGCGCACACAATAAATTTGAAAAAAATTCAGTGTTAGGGAATTTCGTGCTTGTAAGTTGGAATTTAATTCAGTAAAGATAGATGCATGAGAAACATCACAGACATCATCAAAGCCGCCGGTGGGGCAAAGGCAATTCACGAAGCCAGCAATGGCCAGATAACTCGTGATGCTGTCTACAAATGGCCAACTATCGGTGTCCCGGACCGGCATTGGGTTCTCCTGATGTCTTTGACTGAAACAAGCGCCGAAGAGCTTCATTTGGCTAATAGGTTGGCTCGTTCTGCGGAGGATGCAGCGTGAGCATCCACGAATACCCACGCTGCGCCGCATACCTCAAAGGCATGAGGGTAAATCTCAGCGATCCAGAGATGAATGATTTCTGGTTCGCAGTGATCCTCGGAGATCGCATTCCGGGTGATGTTTTGGAAAAGGAAGGGGTTCGTTTCGAGCGCGGAAATCGCGACGGACAGAAGCTCTTGCAAGGCATGGAGCAGATACTCGCTCAGGGCCTGCATAGTACAGGTGTGCAGGCAAGCGAAGCTCTCAAGGCATTCATCGGCTCTCGCGGCGTCAAAGCTTCGAAGCTGAAAACGATACAGGATTTCTGGAAGGTTGCGGCCATTCTCTGGCCGGATCACTTCAAAGGAAAGATCGGCACTCTCGATCAGCTTGAGAAACAAATCCGGTCCCTTTCCAAGAAACAGCGACAGGCAGCACGTCAGAACGTCAACCGCGTTCCGGCTGAATGGCGATCATTTATTCACTGATTGCCCACCGGGTTTCCCAAGCCTCCACCGCCTGACCCGGTAGGCAACCGCCCGACGCTTTGAGCACTCCCTGCGGAGCGTCGGGCAACCAATTCAACCATGAGGGATAAGACGATGTTTGGCATCGCATACAATGCAGTCGCGGCGGTCATTTGTATGACCTGTGCCGTAGCATTCGAAAGTCAGACCGCGATGTTCTTTGCCGGAACAAGTACAGCTTTCTTCCTGTGCGCTTTGCAAGAACGAGTACGCGAAAAGCGCCAATATTTGTCATTGAATGGCGGTCATGAGAGCGATGACTGGTCACGTAATACGGACTGGTACACGCTTGAGAATGATCGGCCACGGCCATGAAAAACATCACCGGAAAGGATCGAAAGGGTTGTACGCCGCCAAGCTGTTCCCATTCGGCTTTCGTGGTGAGTTTTCAGGCCAAGTCCACAAGACTAGCTGAACGCCCGTATCAGTCTTCCAGGCTTTTCGGGCTGTCCGTTTCATCTTCATCACAGTCTTCCCTTTCAGAAGAGCCGGTCACCATGACCGCTCGCTCTCTTCGGCTACGGCTTCAACTTAGTCGTGGAGAGATTGCATGTCTGAACAAAGAATTTCCGCGTACGGAAAAACCGTTTCCGAGGACAACAAGATGAGCATGGGTTTTACAGCCATAGATGACGCCCGTTATTGGGCCGAAGAGCTGCAAAAAGCCGAGTACAAGGGCCTTGGCGACACCCGCGAGGCCGCACGTTACCGCGTAGCAAAACGTACTGGTGTTTCAGAGAGTTACCTCAAGCGCTTGCGCTACCGTTACGAGGAAATGACCGATGTGGCCGGTTCGGCCTACCGGGCGCTCATGTTGGCATACAACGACATGTGCCAGCGCAATGAAGAAGCCGCCGCCCGCTATTATGCGGAGCGCCAAAATCTACGAGCAAACCATGAGACTTTTAACGAGCTTGTCCAACAGGACATGGGAGAGGGTTCTGCTTGCCTTCAAGCGGAACTCGAAGAGGAAGGCAAGCGCACTAAGGCGTTCAAAGCCAAAACCGCTCGCATTGCTCAGATGGCTATCGCTGCGGAGACGAATGCGTCTCGCCGCTACGCTTCGCGATAAGGCCGATCATCTAGCAGATCGCGTCTGCCCGGAGTTGGCCGATTACCCGACGATTGAAGAAGAGTTCAACATTCCAGCACCGGGAGAAGTGAAATGAACGCAGGCCATAACGTCGATCAGGAAAAGCTTGATGAACAGCGTTTCCTCAACGGTTTCCGCGAGATCAAGGAATTGAAGTCTGACATCGGCGGAACGATGGGCACGATCAACGGTGTCTATAAGACGCTGAAAGCTGCCGGTTTTACCAAGGCTGATGTGAAGTGGGCCTTTGAGCTTGAAGAGAAGGACAGCGGCGAAGTCATTGAGACGATGAAGCGCCGTCTGCGTATCGCTGCAATGCTCGGCCACGGTCTGGCGCGTCAGGTTGATCTCTTCGATGAAGACCGCACACCACTTTCTGAACGTGCATATCTCGAAGGTATGGCTTCCGGGCGTCTTCGCAAGGAAATGACGAACCCGCATGATCTAAGCACTGAAGCCGGTCAAGCGTGGCAACGTGGCTTCAACGATGGAACGTCACTGGCGAACATCGATCTGTCATCCGCGCTGGACGAAGCGCACGGCGACCCTGACTTCCCAGATGAGGAGGCCGCGTGATGCTCTCCATGACCCCGCGCCAGAAAGAGGCATACGACTTCATCCGTTCATTCATCGATCAGAAGGGCTACGGCCCTTCGTATGAGGAAATCCAAGAGGCCGTAGGTCTGAAGTCGAAGTCAGGCGTACACCGGATTGTTCACAGTCTCCGGGATCGCGGGCTTATCCATGTCCGTCCAAACCTCGCCCGATGCATCGAACTTCGCCCCGCTTTCAATGCTGACTTCCACCTTCGCCGCGTCTTGTCTGCACTCGACGGCACACCGGTATGCGATCACGAACACGTTCTGGAAGCAGCGCGGTTTCTAAAGGAGGCTGCATAATGGAACCGGAACGCATCGTTTACGACTACAAGACCAACCGACCATATTTCAAAGCACGAGCTGCTGAGCTTCAAAAGCAGGGTCTTGGTATCATGCAGATTGCTAAGGCGCTCAATGTGTCGCGAGAAACGGCGCGTCACCTGATAGACGAAGAAGGATATCAGAAGAAGCTTGAGCGGAACCGCATTTACGAGCAGGAAAAGCGCGTTCGGATGAAGGCAGAAAGCCTGCTGATACCGAAGGTCATTTCGAGAATACCAAACGAAGTTGTAGAAGCGCGCCTCGCTGAAATCCCAGATGACACACGGTCTAAGACTGGACGTATCTGCGGTGATCCACTTCCCGGCAGGTCAGCTTTGGATATGAGGCGGGCAGCATGAGCCACCGTATCGGAAACGCCCTCATAATCACCGGCTGGACGCTCTTGGCGCTGGCTTGGATTTTCGCCCCGGTGGCCTGCGTTATGGGGAGGTATTGAACATGAATGAGATTTCACTTGGTCGCCGCCTCTCGGATGTCGTCGCCGAATATGAGCATAAGCTTGCCGCTATTCCAGACGCTATCGAAGCTTTCAACAAGGCGGGGAATGCCCTGAAAATGGCGGCATCGATCGCCGGAACATATGGGCGCGAGAATATCGAAACCGGCCATGTTTATGACCATAAGCTTGCCGCGCATTTGCTCAAATCCGCTTGGTTTTTTGTCTACGACAAACTGGAAATTTCCTATTTGGCTTCCGCTGATGATAAGCGGAAATTTGAGCAGGAAATGGCTTCGCCTCCGCCGTTTACGATGGACAATCTCCGGGCCACCTTTGGGCGGTACATCGAAGATCCGCGCGGCAATATCCTTCGCGGCTTGGCCGAAGTCTTCTGCCAGCTGGACCCGGCATATAAGAGCCACGACAAGGTCAAAATCGGTGTCAAGGGGCTGCCCAAGCGCGTCATTCTTTCGAATGTCGGCGGATATGGCTCGTACGGCCGGGACAGATTGGTCAATGTCGTCAACGCGCTCGCGGCCTATCAGGGCAAGCCTCTTCTGAATGGGACGGAGATTGCCGCTATCATGGAAGACGGAGATGCGCTGCGATATGGCGGTGTTATCCCGGCAGCGAAATACCGGAAGGAAGAAACAGTCGTCGCCCGTGGCGTATGGCTGAAGCGGTTCCAGAACGGAAACGGGCACCTGTTTTTTGATGACGCTGAATTGCGCGACATCAACCGCGCTCTGGCCGAATACTATGGCGACGTTCTGCCGGATGCGACCGACGATAAGACGGCCAAGCGTCAAGAAAGCACGGCAGTCTCAAAAGACCTCCAATATTACCCGACGCCTGAAAAGGTCGTGGAGCGCGTCCTTGCCGAACTGTACAACATTAAGGGCGAGCGAGTTCTAGAGCCTTCCTGTGGCTGTGGTCGCTTCATGGATGCTCTGCGCGCAAGAGGGGCCGAAGTTATCGGCTGCGAGGTCGATCCTGTCCGCGCCGCCATGTGCGAGGCCAAAGGCCATCGTGTCATGCGCATGAATTTCCTCGAAACAGTGCCGACGCCAAGTTTCGATCATGTTGTCATGAACCCACCTTTCTATGGCAGGCATTACGCTAAGCACGTCAAACACGCTTTGAAATTCCTCAAGCCGGGTGGACGTCTTACTGCAATTCTCCCTGCAACGGCCCGTTATGACCACGGGCTGCTTGATGGCCGGTGGAATGATCTTCCTGTCGGGTCGTTCAGTGAGAGTGGCACCAATATCAATACGACCGTTTTGACAATGTTTGCTGACAAGGCAGCGGACAGGAGGGCGGCATGATCGTTCTCGGACTAGACATCGCGACCACTACCGGCTTTGCTTGGTACGATCCGAGCGCGCCAATGAGCACGATCCGCACCGGGATTATTACGGCGACCGGAGAGAACGCCGAGGAGAAGGCATCGTCAATCGGTCTGCAACTGGTCGCGATGCTGAAGGCGGAACGGCCTGATTTGGTGGCTATTGAGCAGCCTATGCGCAACGTCGTCACCTTCAAAAAGAAGCGGAACGATATGGCTGGTGAGAAGGAAGAGCAGACGATCAACCCGAACGCCTTGCAACTCTCCAGCCTGTCCGGTGCCGCTGTGGCGATCATTTCGGCCTATCGCATACCGTGGCTGACCATTCCGTCCGCTACATGGCGCTCGCAGTTCCTTGGCTATGGCCGCAAACCCGGTTTCGCAAGCAAGGACTGGAAGAAAGCTGCAATGGAACGCTGCCAGATGCTGAAAATCCCGGTGAAGAAGCATGACGCCGCCGAAGCGGTCGGGATTGCCTTCGCCGCCACAGCTTCCCAGCAATACAAGATGCTTCAGATGAGGGCTGCATGAGCTACCACGAACGAGAAATCAGGCCAGAGCCGCCAACGTCTATCGAAGCAGAACAGGCATTGCTCGGTGCAATCATGATCGACAACACCTCATATTGGCGTGTAGCTGGCATCTTGCAGCCCAAGCATTTCAGCGAGCCTCTTCATCGTGAAGTGTATGAAGTCGCCGGGAAGATGATTGCCGAGGGCAGGGCGGCGAACCCAGTCACTATGAAGCAGTACCTACCGGAAAATGCCAAGATCGGTGAACTGACGCTGAAGGAATATCTGATGCGTCTTTCGCTTGAAGCAGTCGGATCATTCCATGCCTATGACAATGCCCGCGTGATCCTTGAACGATGGTCCCGGCAGGAGCTTGTCAATCTCGCCTATGATCTTCGCGATATGAGCGTGAACATGCCGGTCGATATGACGCCGGAAAAACTCATCGGCATGGCATCGGATCGGCTGACCGAAATTGCGCAAGAAGGTAACGAGCGCGCCGGTTCGATGAAGTATGGCGTTCTCTTGCCCAAGGCTATCGACCGAGTGGCAAAGGACAGCCTGAACGGAAACAAGCTCATCCCGTGGTTCCTGCCAGAGATTACCCAGGCAGTGGGCGATATTCGGCACGGCAACCTTATCGGGTTCATGTCTGATAGTGGCGGCGGCAAAACTTCATTCTCCCTCACTCAGTGCCGTCATGCTGCGCTCGCTGGATATCGCACAGCATTCTTCTCCATAGAAATCACCGATGAAGAAGCGGCGTTGCAGGCGGCTGCGCAAGCAAGCCGGATTAGCCTCGACCGTTTGGACGCCTTCGCACTGAACACGACCGAGAAGGAACGGATCGAAGGCGAGATGATGAAGTCCACGAATATCCCATTCGACATCGTTTCGTTCGCTGAATGCAGCCTGTCTGACATTCGTATCAAGATGGAAGCGATGAAAAAATCAGTCGGGCTTGATCTGGTATTCATCGACCACGCCAAAATGATCCAGTTACCCGGCAAGGCAGGCGAGATATTCGCGGAGCGCGTCAATGCACTCTATCGCGGCCTGAAAGCCATCGCCAAGAGCCTTGACGTGGCTATCGTGATCCTGATCCAGAGGAATGACGAGTGGAAAGCGCGTTGGAAGACAGGCGGCAGCCTTCGTCCGATGATGGGAGACGCCTACGGTGGCGGCGGCGTGAAGCAGAACCTGGATGTGTGGTTCTCGCTGTACCGGCCAGAACCGCTTTACAAGGAACTGATCCCACAGGAGTACCGGCAGGAAAAGCGCGACGACCTTGTGCGCCGATACGAAGGGAGCAAGGGCAAGGCATGGATCATCAATCACAAGCGCCGACGTGGTGAGCCGGGGCAATCCGCAGAAATTGAGTTCGAAGCCGAGTTCACCTTGTTCAAATCGGGCACTCCTGAGATGCCAGCAGCTTTCGAAGGGTTCCTGCAATGAATTGCTTCGCCGCCTACCTGAAGGAAGTGCCTATGGGCTACTACGTGATGCTCCGCTTCGCCCGAGATGGCAGACCGAAGCCCGTAATGGGAGAGGGAGACAAGCCCATTGTGTACCGATCCAAGCTGGAAGCCACAGAACGGGCGCTCCAAGACCTTCTAGCCTATATGAATACCGACTACCTACGCTGCGGCGAAACAGCGTCAGCGGCACGTACAGAGGCAGAGAAGCTATTCCCCACACTCCAGCCGATACGGAAGAACGGGAAGGTTATCCAGGTTGAACGGAAAAGGGCGGCAGCATGAGAAAGCTTGCAGCAATATTCCTCTATGAAAAGAGCGGTCGTACCGCGCAACCTTGGGCCGATGCCGGGATTGAATGCTGGTGTGTGGATATCGCGCATTCGATCCGCCGGGATAACAAGGTCGGAAACATCAATTTCGTCTGGGGCGATGCCCGTTCGTGGCGTCCACCGTCTGGCCTGGATATCGTGTTTGTCGCTTCCATGTCGCCATGTACCGATGTCAGCGGAGCAGGGGCGCGTGATTTCGCCAAGAAAGGCGGGATCATGCTTCGGGATGCTATCGAGATGTTCGAAGCTGGCCGTCAGGTGGCGGCTTGGTCTGGCGCTCCATACTTCTGCGAGAACCCGGTTGGTGTTCTGTCCAGCATTCCACATATCGGCAAGCCTGACTTCTATTTCCATCCGTCTGACTATGCCGGATACGCCGATGATCCCGACAGTGAGGCGTACACCAAGAAAACGTGTCTCTGGACCGGCAACGGATTTGTGATGCCAGCCAAGAAACCCGTTGATCCGGTGCTTGGTTCGAAGATGTGGAAGCTCACACCCAGCGATGACCGGGCAGACCTGCGAAGCGCAACACCACAGGGCTTTGCCCGCGCCGTATTCGAAGCGAATTGCCCGTTTGAGATGAGGAGGGCAGCATGACTGACAACGTGAACCGTCCGAAGCACTACACGGCATCAGAAACCGGCCTTGAATGCATCGACGCTATAGAAGCAGCCCTGACGCCAGACGAGTTTCGTGGGTTCTGCAAGGGGAATGCTCTGAAATACATCTGGCGCGAGCGTCACAAGGGCAAATCAACCGAGGATTTGGAAAAGGCGGCTTGGTATTCGAACCGGCTGGTTGAGACCATGAAGAAGAAAGCGAGGCTTGATCGATGACAGTTGACCCTCGTGTTTATTCGATATGCGCAGAGTACGGCATCAAGATCGTGGATGCACACCGATACCCGGATATTGGCGAAACACGAGCGGTCGCCACACTGGACCGGATACTGCGCAACCATGGAGAGGGTCATTTCCGCTTGGTCATGACCACATTGGCGGAAACCTCAAACAATCGGGCGTATCTTGATGAATACTCATGGTGGATGACCTCGGATATGGTTATTGCAAACCGGGGCCTGATTGAGCGCGATACGTCAGCATGGCTGGAACTATGGGATGCAATACCGCTAGGCCGTCTTCAATTCATCGCCAATGACCTGTCAGGCATAGTTCCGCAACGACACGCCCTGAGCGGCATGGTATTTGAACGTATATACCGGCGCTTTGGGCCGAACGCAGATCAATTAGATTTGCTCGATGACAGGAGGACAGCATGACGCCGTTAGAAATAGCTGAACTGTTCATCCGAGGTGCGGAAGTTGACCGGCGGCTGCCACAGACCGCGAAGCCGAAGCAGTTGAAGGCGCAGAGCCTGGGTTATGTCCATAGCTGGGCTGAAATGCGCGAATGGGGCGATGAGCGGCATAAAGAGCATCGCGCCGAGATGTTCGCCAAGACCAAGCTGACGACGCAAGACGTATCAGAGTGGGAACGGTGCAACCAGCTTATCCTTTCAGTGAAGGACGATATGCGCCGTCGCTGTCTCTGGGCATGGGCTAATGCACAAGCTGGAGGGACGCCGTTTGGCAAATGGTGCACGAAGCAGGGCTTCACCAGAGAAACGGGAAGAAAGCGAAAAAACCGGGCGATTTTAGAGATTTTCGGTGAGATTGCCCGCATTAACGGCCAAAATTACAAAAACGCCCTAGAAGGGGTGTTGCATGTTTGCCCTGAAAACGGGCATATTCAGGTCACAATCGGAGACCATGCGGACAGCGAAAAGGTGCTGACATGGCGGGATGATTTCTCGCTAACGCACGGTGAAACCGAACCGGATTTCAGTTGGGCAGAAGCCCGAAACGAAAGACGCCGCCAGAAGTACGCTGAAAGGCGAAAGGCGGCATAAGCGGGTGCAAGTAGCAGGCGATCAAATGTCCAACTGATTGCCGGGAGGCGCAAATCCTCACACAGCGCCAAATATCCGTATGGTGGTAGGCCACCGTGTTTCAGCCCCGCCTAGTGCGGGGTTTTTCGTTTGGAGAGAGTAATGGCGACCTGTGACCTGAAAATCTCCCTGAATGGAGATAGCCTGTCTGAAATGCTATCGGCGCTTACCGAGGCCGCGAATAGATTTCCTGAATTTGGAGACAGCCTTCTCAGCTTCCTTAATTCCGGAGAAGAGCTTTTCACTGTCGATGACGATATCAGACCCGCACCCACCGCAGGTGAGTTTGTCGTGAGTTTTAAGCCAAGCGATGGTCTGCTCGATCTGATTTCCACATTTAGGGCAAGTCACCCCGATTGTCTGGTTTTCAAACATGATAAGCCTCCCGCTGACAATTCAGCACAGTCAGAGCGCAAATTTCAATAGCCTTCATAGGGAGCGACACTCCTTTCACTAGCCCACCGGGCGGCTAGACCATGGCTTTCACTCGCGGGTGTAGAACTCAACACTGGTCGCTCCGGGGCCGCAACCCTGCATTAAGCGGTGTGAAGTGGGCAGGCCCGGAAGATACCAACAGAGGAACGGATATGCGGCAATCGGAAATCGACCGGGCTTTGGTGCTCTTGTACCGAAGCAACAATGCGCACGACTACGTCAACTTCGTTCGTCCTATCGATGCGATGGACAAGCTGCCGATGGTTGGACTTGAGGAATACTCGGTCATGCTTGAGCGCTTGCGGGAAGATGTTGAAGCGGAGATAGCCCGACGCCGGGAAGCTGGTCAGACCGTGTATTCCGTCGAGTATTACGAGAGCTTGAAGGAAAAGGCGTGAGCTATGCCCAAGCCCATCCAGTTCATGCAAGCCACATGGCATGACATCGTAGGATCAAGGCATCTCCATCTCGCAGCAGTCATGCGCGGCAACATGGATATCGCCGATGAAATCCGAGACCAGATGCATGCCAGCCTAGACGCCTACCTGGATCACCAGACCGAGGCAGCAGTAGCAGCAGAGCTTAAGGCGAAGGGGTAGAGATGAACGCTTTCGAATTCATGTGGTTCAGCGTCGGTATCGCTGTGGGTTCCATCCTTGCCACCGTGTCATTCCGGTTGTTCATGATGACGCATTGCTGATGCCCAAGATCAAAACCCTCAAGCCTCTCGTATCCACGATGAAGCCAAGGTTGGGATATGCCAAAGGGAATGAGAGAGAGCGCAGCCAGTACCGAGACAGGACGCAGGCATGGCGCAGTTGGTACAAGACCAGCAGATGGCAGAAGCTCAGATGGTCAGTGCTTACCCGCGACCTCTTCACCTGCCAGATGTGCGGTGTGATCCTGAGAGAAGGCAGATCGGAGAAGGGCGCAACCGGGTTAAGACCCGCAGTATGCGACCATCTGATACCCCACAAAGGCGATGAGGCTCTGTTCTTCGCAGACAGTAACCTATGGGCAGTATGCGATAGCTGCCACGATGGAGCATGCCAGTCTATCGAGCGACTTCACTATCGAAGCCCTGACCTGATCAGACGCAAGAAGATAGAGCATCGCATCGTTGGACTGGATGGATACCCAACAGCACCCAAAGATCGATGGGTTGATAGAAACCTTCATATTTGACCGCTGACAAGCGTTTGGGGTGATTGGCTGTATCGCATCATAAAACTCGCAAATCGCTCTCTGTGGCTTGATATGAGGCAAACAGCATGGGGCGGGGGCGGTGAAAAGTCTGGATCGCGTCCGGCTGTAGACCGGCAGCCTAAGACAAAACACACATCTGCAATTCAAAAAAAGGCAAAGGGCTGAAATGGCACGACCGCGAACGCCGACTGCGAAAGCGGCGCTGACGGGCGCTGACAAGGTAAACCCCGGCCGGTTTAAGCCCCGCAGCGAACCAATCACGTCAGGTCGAGGACTGGGGAAGGCCCCGGATTACCTGCCAAAGACGGCCAAGAAAGCGTGGGCCACGTTTGCAGACGAATTGCCGTGGCTGACCTTCGAGGATCGGGGCGCGGTGGAAATCGTCTCATTGATGAGAGCGCATATTATGGACGGGAATACCGCTGAACTGCCTGCCAGCTTCTTCGGGAATTACCGCATGGCGCTTTCCTCACTTGGTGCAACGCCAGTGGACAGAACGAAGGTCTACCAGCCTCACGAGGGCGAGGAAGACGATCCATTCGCAGAATTTGACGGTAGGGCGCATTGAACTATTCGCAGAAGGCGCATCAGTACGCTCGCGGCGTGGTTTCGGGCGCAATACCGGCTTGCAAGTATGTCTATCAGGCATGTGCAAGACAGTTGAATGATCTGGATAATCCGCCAGCCGGGTATCATTTCGACGCTATTCGGGCGGATCGGGTGTGCCGGTTTGTCGAGCTTTGCCCACATATCAAAGGGCCTGCCGCATCCCGTGGCGATCTCATGATACTGGAGCCGTGGCAGGTATTCGTCCTGAGCACGGCATTCGGCTGGGTTGACGCTGAGGGCAACAGGCGGTTTCGCCGGGTGTATGTCGAGGTTCCCAGAGGTAACGGCAAGTCGTCTTTCTCGTCTCCGGTGGGTCTCTACATGCTGGCGCTGGATGGCGAAGCCGGTGCAGAAGTCTATTCGGCTGCCACGACCCGCGATCAGGCCCGTATCGTATTCCGCGATGCGCAAGCCATGGCCCGCAAGATGCCAGGATACCGCAATCGCTTCGGTGTGGACGTGACGGCGCAAGCAATTGTGCAGTTGAAATCCTCCAGTGCTTTCAAGGCGCTGTCGGCAGAAGGTCATACTCTAGATGGTCTGAATATCCATCTGGCGATTGTTGACGAGCTTCACGCTCATAAGAACCGCGATGTTTACGATGTGCTGGAAACCGGCCTCGGCAAACGTCCGCAGTCGATGCTCTGGATGATCACCACGGCGGGCAGCAACAAGCACGGTATCTGCTACGAGGTGCGCAAGTTCGTCCTTGACGTTCTGGCCGGTCACGTCAGCGGCGAGGCTGCGGAAGCGGTATTCGGGATCATCTACACCATTGATGAGGGCGACGATCCCTTTTCAGAGGAGACTTTGCGCAAGGCCAATCCGAACTGGGGCGTCTCGGTCGATCCAAAGATTGTCATGCAAACGGCAGCAAAGGCCCGGCAGGTCGCGACGGCGAGGGCGAATTACCTCACCAAGCACCTGAATGTGTGGGTTGATGCCAATTCGGCGCTGTTCGACACCGAATGGTGGCGGAAATGCGAGGATCGGACGCTGGATGAGGCAGATTTTACCGAAGATGAATGCGTCATCGGCCTCGATCTCGCCAGCAAGATCGATATTGCAGCCCGCGTGAATACATACCGCAGGTTGATAGATGGGAAGGCACATTACTATATTTTCCCGCGTTTTTACCTACCACGGGTTGCAATTGATGAAGATCGTCATCCGATGTATCGCGGCTGGGAGTTGCAGGGCGATATTACCGCGACAGCCGGGGAGACAATCGATTTCGGATTGATCGAAGACGATATCAGGGCGGAAGCGCCCGGCTTGAACTTGCAGGCGGTTGCTACCGATCCTTGGCAGGCCCAGCAGATGATCCAGAACCTCAAGCGGGACGGAATGCCAGCGGAGGAATACCGGCAGACTGTGGCGACCATGAGCGAGGCGACAAAGACGCTTGATGCTCTTATGCGCGAAGGCCGCATCCATCATACCGGCAATGCAGTGATGAACTGGATGATCGGCAACGTGGTCGGGCATTACGACGCGAAAGAGAACGTCTATCCGCGCAAGGAAATGCCCCAGAACAAGATCGACGGAGCGGTAGCGCTCATTATGTCCCTCGGTTGGTTCATCCAGCAAGAAGCGCAAGATGCGCCGAAATCATATCAGATGATGTTCGTCTGATTTCACTAACAATTTGGAAGATGGAGGTCCGTCATGGAAATGACGCGGCGCGCCTATTCGTGCATCGAAGTCAAAGCGGTGAACGAGGAACGGCGCATCATTCGAGGCGTGGCGACCAGCCCAGCCGTTGATCGTGTGGGCGACATCGTTGACCCGATGGGCGTCAAGTTCCAGAACCCGCTTCCTTTGCTCTGGCAGCACAAACACGACAAGCCTATTGGAACGGTGAAATTCGATGCACCGACCGAGAAGGGCATCAACTTCGAGGCAGAATTGCCAGTTGTGTCAGAAGCCGGGACGCTTCGGGATCGGATCGAGGAAGCGTGGCAGAGCATCAAGCTTGGCTTGGTGCGCGCCGTGTCCATCGGCTTTCGGCCCATCGAATACAGTTTCATGGAGGAAGGCGGCATTCGCTTCATCGAAAGCGAAGTGTTTGAGCTTTCAGCCGTGACTATCCCGGCCAACGAACAGGCCGTGATCTCCAGCGTTGGCAAGAGCCTTGATGCTGATGCCATCGCCCACATCAAGAAATTCGAGTTTCCGACTGAGGAAAAGCAGGCTCCTGCCCAGGTGGGCAAAGAGGTGCATGTGGCTCGCTTGGCGGCGGCGACCCAGAAGCGGGTGCCATTCACCATCAACAAAATCAATCATTAATGGAGGTAGCAATGGCTACTTACGCTGAACAGATCGCCGCATACGAAAACAAGCGAGCGGCAAACCTCAAGGCCATGGAAGACATCATGTCGAAGTCGGCAGAAAAGGGCGAAACGCTCGATGCTGCACAGCAGGAAGAGTTCGACGGTCTTCAGGCAGACAATGACGCTATCGACAGCCATCTGAAGCGTTTGCGCACTCTGGAAAAGGCAGCGGCAGAAAAGGCGATGCCTGTTGCCGGTGGCCGTGAAGGTGATGGAGCACAGGCTCGTGCAGGTGTGGTCGTTGTCCCTCGCGCTGAGAAGCTCGACAAGGGCATCGCATTCGCCCGTATCGCCAAGGTGAAGGCGCTCGCCAAGCTCGACGGCGAGAGCGTCCGCACGGTTGCAAAAGAGCTTTACGGCGAAACCTCGTCCGTTTTCGGCTTCTTTGCCAAGGCTGCCGTACCGGCTGCAACCACCACACATGCAACCTGGGCTAGCCCACTGGTTGGCGACGAAACGTCGGCATTCTCTGACTTCGTGGAGTATTTGCGCCCCCAGACCATTCTCGGTCGTTTCGGTGCGAACGGCATTCCATCGCTTCGCCGTGTTCCTTTCCGTGTCCCGCTGATCGGCCAGACTTCCGGCGGTGAGGGCTATTGGGTAGGTGAAGGCAAGGCCAAGCCTCTGACCAAGTTCGACTTCGAGCGCAAGACGCTTGAACCGCTCAAGGTCGCCAATATCGCCGTTGCCACTGAAGAAGTGCTTCGCGATAGTTCGCCTTCGGCTGAAGCGATCATCCGTGACCAGCTTGTTGCGGCTCTCCGTGCTCGTCTCGATACGGACTTCATCAACCCGGCCAAGGCTGCGGTTGCTGGTACGTCTCCGGCATCGATCACGAATGGCGTCACCGCTATTCCGTCGGCGGGCGGCACCGCTGACAATGTTCGCACCGACATCCAGAAGCTGTTCGGTGCCTTCATTGCTGCGAACAATGCTCCGACCTCCGGCGTCTGGATCATGTCGGCAACTGTGGCTCTGGCCCTGTCGCTGATGCAGAACCCGCTCGGTCAGGCTGAGTTCCCAGGTATCAGCATGAACGGCGGCACTCTGTTCGGCCTGCCGGTTATCGTTTCGGAATACGTTCCGGTCGTGACTGGTTCGACCGATCCGGCTGATGACGGCGCTTATGTCGTCCTCGTCAATGCTTCGGATATCTACTTCGCTGATGACGGCGATGTGGCAGTTGACCTGAGCCGTGAAGCATCGCTGGAAATGGCCGACAACCCGGCTCACAACTCCGGTACGCCGACCCCGGCACAACTTGTTTCCATGTTCCAGACGAACAGCGTGGCCTTCCGAGCTGAGCGTACCCTGAACTGGATGGCTCGCCGTGCGAACGCGGTTCAGGTGCTCTCCGCTGTCAAGTGGGGCCAGTAAGCCAATAGGGCGGGGCGCATTGCGCGCCCTGCCTACTCTTCCATGGAGATCGCCATGAAGCATCTTTCTTATTTCGACAGAGCGATGAAATCCCCGGATCGCCGGTATCTGCGCATCTTCGAGAAGATGGGCTATCGAGAAGAACCTAAGCCAGTCGAAGAGCCTGCGCCGAAGCCAAAGGCAAAGCGAAAGGCGGACAATCATCAGGACGATGACGAATGATCGGCTTCATCGGTGCAACAGAGTTCATTCAATTCATCGGTGATGGCGGCGGCGGGACTATCGACCCTGCGTTTCTCGTCACTGCAAACGGTGAAACTGTGACGAACAGCGGTGCACCGGTCACCTATGGAACAGACATAGACCCCGCCTTGCTGGTGCTTAACGATGGTTCTGTCGTCACAAATAGCGGCGCGATTGTTCTGAACGGAGCATAAGAAATGGCTGAATTATCTACGCTCGGATCGGTCATCAAGACCGCTTACGAAGGTGAGGCGAACACAAATGCCTACACCGATGCCGAAAAGACAAAGCTGGCAGGTGTCGCGGCTGGCGCTACTGCGCTGACAATCGGCACCACTGCGACAACGGCTAAGGCTGGGAATTATCAACCGACTTGGGCGGAGGTAACGGGAAAGCCGGTGGGTGTTGCTGTTCCAGATGCTGCCGAAGGCACGGAAGTAGCCACGATTAACGCACTCCTAGCCAGCCTTCGCACTGCCGGTTTTATCGCCACCTAAAAGGGGCCAACGATGAAGATTTTTGGCTGGGAAATTGGCCGCGCAAAGTCGCTTTCGCAGCCTACCGCAAACCGTGGCGGGTGGTTGCCTGTCATACGGGAGAGTTTCAGCGGCGCTTGGCAACAGAATGTCGAGATCAATCGCGATCTTGCTCTGACCTATTTTGCCGTGTTTTCGTGCATGACGCTGATTGCCAGCGACATCTCCAAGCTTCGCGTCAAGCTCATGCAGCGCGGCGAAGGTGGCATTTGGCAGGAAACATCCAACCCTGCATATGATCCGGTCCTGCGCAAGCCTAACTCGATCCAGACCCGTATTCAGTTCTTCGAGAACTGGCTGCTGTCGAAGCTGTCGAACGGCAATGCGTACATCCTGAAGCGGCGCGACGGTCGCGGCGTTGTGACGGCGCTCTATGTGCTTGATCCGCAGCGCGTTCAGCCTTTGGTGTCCGAAAGCGGAGACGTTTTCTATCGCCTTTCGACCGATAATATCAGCGGCATTGAACAGGATGTGACCGTACCGGCGCGAGAGATTATTCACGACCGCTATAACTGTCTGTTTCACCCGCTCATCGGTCTTTCTCCGCTTACGGCTGCGGGACTTGCAGCGATGCAGGGCATCACCATCCAGAGCGACAGTGCGAACTTCTTTGCCAACAAGGGCGTCCCTTCTGGCGTCCTGACGGCACCCGGCGAAATATCACAGCCGACAGCGGATCGTCTGAAGGAAGAATGGAATAAAAACTATTCTGGCAAGAATGCTGGCAAGGTCGCCGTTTTGGGCGACGGGCTTGACTTCAAGAACATGGCTTTCAGCGCCACCGATAGCCAGCTTATCGAGCAGTTGAAGTGGACCGCCGAAATGGTCTGCTCGACCTTCCACGTACCGCCTTACAAAATCGGTATTGGTCAGATGCCGACCTACAACAACATTCAGGCGCTGAACATCGAGTACTATTCTCAGGGCCTTCAGAAGCTCATCGAGGATGCTGAAATCTGCCTTGATGAAGGTCTTGGCATGAAAGACGGCATCGGCACGGAGTTCGATCTGGATGGCCTGTGGCGGATGGACAGCAAGACCCAGATGGAAGTTCTGGAACAGGCGAAAAGCGTTATGACGCTGGACGAACGCCGCAGACGCATTGATTTGCCGAAGATGAAGACCGGCGGCGATACCGTCTATCTCCAGCAGCAGGACCATTCTCTGGAAGCAATCGCAGCCCGCGACAAGCAACTGATCCAGCAGGCCGATAATCCGCAACAGCCTGCCAATGACAATCCAGTTCAAGCCGAAGCCGACAAGGCCATGATTGAAATTCTCAAAGGGTTTAACCGATGACATTTGATGGCAAGGCTTTCGGCAAGGAAATCGTCGCTGTGGTTAAAGGGTTCGTCGCTGATGAACTCAAACCGCTCGTCAAGCGACTTGATGACCTGGAACAGCAACTCAAGAGCCTTCCGACGCCGAAAGATGGCAAGGACGCCGACCCTGAAACGGTTGCCGAGTTGGTGAAGTGTCATGTTCAATCTGAACTTGCCGATATCCGGGCCACAATCGAGGCGTGGAGCGCTCCAGAGCCTGACCGTGAGGTTATACGCGGCATAGTCGAAACGGCTGTCAGTGAGGCGATTTCAGCGATACCAGTTCCGAAGGATGGCAAAGACGGGCGGGACGGTATTGACGGTAAAGACGGCCTGCCGGGCGAACGCGGCGAAAAAGGCGAATGCGGGGTCGGCATTGCTGGCGCATTCATCGAGCGCGACGGCAGTCTTGCAGTCACTCTGTCAAATGGCGAGGTGAAGAACCTCGGCCCTGTCTGCGGCAAGGATGGCGCACCGGGGCAGGATGGCAAGGATGGGATTGGGTTCGATGATCTTGATCTTGTCGAGGACACCTTCGGCCTTTCCCTGAAATTCGTCAAGGGCGATACCGTCAAATCTTTCCCTCTGCCAGTGGTGATTGATCGCGGAGTATTCCGAGACGGTCAGACGTATCAGAAGGGCAGCGGCGTGACTTGGGGCGGGCGATACTGGATCGCGCAGGAAACCACGTCAGACAAGCCGGATGGCGGCAAAAGCTGGCGTCTCGCCGTTAACAAGGGCCGGGACGGCAAGGACGCGAAGAAGGTAGGTGAATAATGGCCGATCTGGTTTCGCTCCAAGAGGTCAAGAACGGCCTGCGCATCGATACCGATGATGATGATGCGCATTTGAACTTGCTCATTTCTGCCGCTTCCGGTCGCGTCAAAGCCTACCTTGATGTTCGAGCCGATGAAGTCATTGACGAGAACGGTGCTACGACGGATGCGCGTGTGAAGGTCGCCGCGATCATGCTGGTGGGTTATTACTACCGCAATCCAGACCAAGACCCGGATCAAGACTTTGCAGTTGGTATGTTGCCGAAGCCAGTTTCGTCCATGCTGTACCAACTCCGCGACCCGATTGCGAGGTAGGACATGGCTGACAAACGCTCTGCAGGGAGCCTTTATTACAAGGTCGCGCTATTGAAACGCGAAGACGTTGACGATGGTCAGGGCAATACTCAGGGCAAATTTGTCGAGCAGTTTCAGACCAGAGCCGAGTACATCCACCTTCGCGGGTCCGAAGCCGTCATGGCCGCCCGCCTTCAAGGTAAGCATACCCAAGTCATCCGGGTCCGCAACTCGTCAAGTACTCGGCTGATTTCCACGGACTGGATGCTTCGTGATGTGCGTACCGGAAAATCGTTCAATATCAGAGATATAGAGCACGAAGTTAACCGCCAATTCATCGCGCTGACGTGCGAAAGTGGCGTAGCTATTTAAAGGAAAACACCATGACCAAGAGTGAAAATGCGTGGGTGCTGAGCAAGATAGAGCGCATTAAAGACGGGCTGCACGAGATCACATTCAACGTGGACGAGCAGCCCGCAGTGAAACTAACGATTAAGGGATCGTTCTCACTTCAAGGATGCGGTGTCCAAGGTGTTAGTGCCGCCGCATGATTGGCATTTGACGCCTTCGATGTGAATGCTGTCCTCTCCTGATAAGGGGTGGGCAGCGAACATCACTTCACCGCAATGGCCGCAGAGCAGATCGGCACCATCAGCATCTTTCTCATAGTGGTATGAGCCACTGAGATCGATACTGATTTCAGGCATAGGTTCAGTCGCGGTCAATCGTATCTGTTTCATTTCAAGCCTCCCTGTTGCTTACCGCACTATAAAAGCAGAGCAACCGGGGAGTGTCGAGATCAATAAGGAGGCGATGGGATGTGGGTACATTTCATCAAAGACTTCAATTACATGAAGCCGTCTTTCACCATCGCTTACAAAGCCGGGATGACGCTCAACGTCAAAAAGGACTGCGCGGACGAGGCAATTGCCAAGGGGCGCGCCAAGGCAGTGAAAGCGCCGCGCAAAGGCGAGGAACCTACCCATGGCGATGAAGGCGAGGATTAGAGGCCGAGAACGGCTTGCCCGCGAGCTTCGTGCCATAGCACCGGAAGCGGAAAAGGAAGCCGCTGAAGAGAAGCTGAAGGTGGCGCAAGAGGCAGCAAAGGCGATTGCTGCTCGCGCACCGGTAGGGCCTTCAACTGATCCGGTGACGGGCGAACCACGCGCTCCCGGCGCTTATAGGGCAAGCATTCGGGGCGGATATCAGAAGGATAATCCGAACGCGCAACGCGGGCGCAATCAGCGCCAGTCCAAAGACCCGTACGCGGCTGCCGTCTTCGCAAACTATATCTGGCGATTTCTGGAATTTGGCACCAAGCCTCATATGATGAAGAGCGGGATATTCGCGGGGAAGCAACACCCAGGAACCGAGGCTCAGCCGCACGTATTCAGTGTCTGGCGCGAAATGAGGCCGAAAGCCAAGCGCAAGATCAACTCAGCCGTTTACCGTGCGATCAAGCGCGTGAGAGGTAAGTAATGGCCTCGCTTAAGAACGAGTTTCTCAAGGCAATTTATGCTCGCCTGACTGGGTTCGTGCCACTTAACGGTATGAAAGTTTACGATCTGCCGAAGGCGGATACCGCGTTCCCATACATCACAATTGGCTACGTGGATATCAAACAGCTGGACGTGACGTGCAAAAGATCATGGGTGGCATATCCCCGGGTCGAAGCCTGGTCTGAAGAGCCAGGATATACCGAGGTAAACGAAATATCCGCAGGCATTGAGGACGCGCTTCACAACTACCCGTTGGCGCTTCCGAGCTATCGGCTGATCAGCATCAGCCACATTGGTACCGAGAACTTACGCGCACCGGATGGGATACTTTCCCACGCCGTTTGTGAGTTCGAAGCGTACATCGAGGCGATCTAACCGCCAATCCCAAACATCTGAGAGCAACTAACCCGGTTCGATTGTCGATCCGGCAATAGAGGAATATTACCCATGGCTGACGGACAGCAGATTGGTCGCCTCCTCCTGATCAAGATCGGGAACGGCGCAAGCCCTGAAGTGTTCAACAACCTTTGCGGCCTCACGACCCGCAGTTTCAACATGTCGGCCAATGAGGTCGATACGACGGTTACGAACTGCGAAAACCCGGAAGAGACGCCACAGCGTACCGCTGAACCTGGCATCAAGAACCGTACCTTCAATGGTCAGGGCCAGTTTATCGCCGGATCGAATAACACAGCGTTCATCCAGCACGTGAACGATGCAACGAAATTTAACGCGGAAGTGGTTGTTCCGGGTCTTGGTTCCTACACCGGACCTTGGTTTGTGTCCGAATTTGAACTGACCGGCGAAATGGAAGGTAATCTCACCTTCAATGCAACATTTGTTGCCGCTGGCGCTCTGACCTTCACTGCCGAGGTGTAATCCATGGCTCTCGAAGTTAATGGAGCTCGTGGCGAAGTCCTCATCAATGTCGGCGGAGAGGAAGTGGTTATCGCCGCCACCATTGGCGGGCTATCGGTGCTTTCGACGCGGCTTGAGTGCAAATCGCTTCATGATTTGTATCTTCGTCTTTCTGGCACGGAAATTGCCGCCACGAGCCTCGCAGTTACCGCTCTCGCGGTACGCGGCGATGCTGGCAAAGCCGTATCCAAGATGAAGCTGAAGCACCTTCCTGCAATCGCGGAAGGCATTGCCGATGCCCTGAAGCATCACTTCGATGATGACGACGAGGGAAACGGGGAAGCCGCCAAGACGGGGGAGTAGAAACCTTCCCTTGGCGGCAATGGCAATCTATTGCCTACGGTGCGCTCAGATGGACGCCGGAAACATTCTGGCGTTCCACCCTTACCGAACTCGTCATCGCAATTGACGGGTACTGCGAGGCGAAGGGCATCAAGAAGGAAACAGGGCCTACCAAGGCCCAGATGAACGAGCTTTTGGCGAAGTATGGATGACGTTTATTTGTCGTCTGGTTTCTGAATAGTATCTGCGATCAGTTCAAGGACGTGTTCCAGTTCGGTCATAATTTCTGGACGAGAACCGCCCTTGGACTGCTCAGTTAGGTCTTTCAAGTAACCAACCATGTCCTCGAGTGTCATGCGCTCAGGGTAAAACATCTCCAGAGTGCTTACGATTTCGGCATTAATCGACCTATTATTTCGGGCTGCGGCTTCTTCTACCCGCTTTTTGAGGTCAGGCTGCATTCGCAAGCCAAATGGCGGGATGTTGGCGACAGCTTCCCTAGCTGAAGACTGGGTAATGGGGACGCCAACCTTGACGGTTTTCGAGTGGTTCATGGTGCTCTGTTTATTGGGCTTCTTACTCATGGTTACATTATGAAGTCATTTTTCTGTTGACGCTATAGCTACATCGTGTAATGATTACATGGTGAAGTCATAAAGGAGTTATTAAGTGAAGCCGATAGCACCGTTCGGGTTGAGAATTCGCCCCGAACTCAAACAGCAGATCGCAGTATCCGCTAGTCAAAATGGAAGGAGCATGAATGCGGAAATTATTTTCCAGCTTGAGCGCGTTTATGGCGCAAATGAAAAGAGCGAAGTCACGGCCTAGGAAACCGACTTCGCTCTTAATCAAAACCCAGACAAAGGTTATTGAAATGGAAGATAGCAAATTTCCATCCGTAGTTAAAGGGCAAATCGGGGGCGGTTCGATCCAAACGGTTAACGCTCGCGATCTTCATGATTTTTTGGAAAGCGGCCAAGATTTCTCGACGTGGATAAAAAATCGAATTTCACAGTATGGGTTTGTAGATGGTCAGGATTTTGTCATCGAAGCCGCTCCACAAAATTATGGAGCGGGAAATCGTGGCTCGCGTATCGAATACCATCTATCTCTCGATATGGCGAAAGAGCTTTCCATGGTCGAGCGCAACGAAAAGGGTAAGGTAGCTCGTCAATATTTCATTGAGTGCGAGCGGCGCGCCAAAGAGCCTCTTGCAATACCAACGACAGCGGAAGCCTTCGCAAGTGCATTTCAGATGATTGCACAAGCGGAACGCACTCAGGCAGAACACGCCAAAGCAATCGCGTCTGTCGAGAAGCGTATTGAAGAAGTCGAGATGGCTCAGACGGTTTTGACGCGTAAACCTGCTGGTTCTGAGAGCATAACCCATATTCGCCGCCGTATTGGGCATCTGTATGGGCTTTCGGCCAATGTCATTGATGAGGTGATGCGGCAAATGCCTTATTCACCTAGGCCTGCGGCAATGGTGAAGAATGACCATGTTGACGCTGAAGGTACGTCTTACGCTGTTTTCTGGCAGAAGGACGTGAGCAAAACTTTCGAGCGCTTTGTTTCAGAGTGCGAACAGGTTACCCCATTCATGTACACCCACCCGTTTATCGAAGGACGCTTCCGCTTTGTTGGGCGAAGGCTGGCGGCGAGGGCGGCATGATGAAAGATATTTCACGCCGTTCCCTGTTGAAGGCTCTTCCGGCTGTAAGTGCTGCCGTAGCGGTTCCGTCTGTCGCTCTGGCCGCAGAGCCGGAACACCCATGGGTAAAAGCGAAGCGTCTGGCGCGGGAGCTTTCCGAAACGTTGGAGAGCATCGATCCAGATGATCGGCCAACCTGCATAATGGTATTCCCCGATGCAAGCCGGGGCATCCGTTACGGCATAGTGAGTTAGGAGGGCAGCGTGGGGCAAGCTCTCCTGAAATACGATCCAGCGCCGGAGGTTTCCGGCGCGTCCCTTAAATCGCTCAAGCCCGATTACAGCAACTTTCGCAAGGTCGAGCTTGACGATGACCATGCCGGGTATCTCGGCGGTGCGGGTTCATGGGTATTATACGATCCGTCGTATCAATTCCCGAATGTAGGTGACACGATAGTCACCTACACGAACAAAAGTCGCCGATTTCTGGTCATGAAAGTGGTTCAGAAAAACGGCGACTGGTACACGCAATGGCTGGATAGCGGGCGATTATATGGCCCAATGTCTTACGAATTGCTGGCTAAGCACACGCAAGGTCTTGTGCATTCAGTCTGGACGCCAGTTCGCTAAAGGAGAGCGCCCTACGGGGCGCTTTTCTTATTCCACGTCTTCGCCACTTGCCGCGTGAGAAACGGTTTCTCGTCCAAGAGTGAACATCACATAGCCGATGAATGGCAAAGACGTGGAAAGCGCAAGCAGGATTGCTAAAACAAATCCTGGGCCATCACCTGAAGGGGAGCGCGGCGCGTTGATATAAGCAAAGGCGAGCGCAATCGAGAGTATTGGCCCAACTATCATCAGAAACGCGCCGAACGCACCATTTCGGTTTAGTTCGCTGCGCGACCTTACAACAAATTTCATATCAACTCCCCAACCCGTCCTTTGTGGCGGGTTTTCTTATAGGACAAGACAACGATGGCTGGCAATCAGGACGATATTGTCATTGGCGTATCGCTTGATACGAAAACGATCAAGACCGGCGTCAACCGCGTTGTTGGCGATATCGATTATATTACCCAAGCTGCATCACGAAGCTTTGATGCTCTGGGGAAGCGGATCGACAAGGCTATTCCCACGTCCGTGCAGACCCGTATTCAGAATATGGTCGGGATCGGTACGAAATCGACCAAGGAATGGACGGGCGCGCTTGCGCAGCAGGGCGCTGAACTCGAAAAGCTCCGCACGAAGTACAATCCGATATTTGCGGCGGTTAAGCAGTATCAGGCGAGCGTAGTAGATATTCAGCAAGCCCATCGTATCGGCGCTATTTCAGCCGATGAGATGACTACAGCGATCCAGCGCGAACGCAAGGCTACCCTCGACAGTATAGCGGCCATCAAGCAGCGAAACGGCGCTGTCGCGTCCATGCGCGCCGCCAATAGCGGGCCGAACCGTTTCAACACTGCGAATATTGCCGCGCAGTTTCAGGACATTGCCGTCACGTCTGCCATGGGCATGTCGCCCATTCAGATCGCTTTGCAGCAGGGTACGCAGCTTTCGGCAGTTTTGAATGAAATGGGTCGTGGAAAGGACGTGGTACGCGGCCTCGGCGCTGCGTTTGCCTCAGTTGTCAGCCCGGTATCTCTTGTAACGATTGGTGTCATCGCTGCTGGCGCAGCATTGGCGCAGTATGTGGCGTCAGCCGGTGACGTAAAGACCGCCGACGATATCATCAAGCAGCATGAGGAGAATATTAAGCGGCTTGGACCGGCTTATGAACAGGCGATCAAAGAGCAGCAGAAGTATGCAACGGAAAGTCCTGCGGTTGTTGGCATTTCGCTCAAAGATGACCAGAAGCAGGCATTGGAGAAGCAGCTTAAAGATGCTCGTGATGCCGTTAATCGCATATTTGCGGCAACGATGTCACCGAACGATAGCTCGTCTATTGCTGACATCTTTAAGCCAGCAGAGCAGGCAATGGCGACGTTCTTCGCGTCGGTGCAGGAAGGAGCGCCAAAAGTTGCAATCTTCCGAGAAGAAATAGGGCGTTTGGCTGAGACAGGTAAGCTTACACAAGATGCAGCCGCCAAGCTTCTGAAATTCACGGATGCCGCGTTTGACACTGAAAGCCGTCTGAGTGGAGTTTCTGGAGAAGTTGATAGGTACGCTGCCGCATTCGGTGCTTTACAGGACGCTATCAACCGGGTCAGTTCCGCTAAAGCACGAGACGAAGCGCAAAAGCTATATGACCAATTCAAGGATGGGAAACTGTCCGTTGATGAGCTTCGCAAGGCTCTGGGCGACTTGTCGGCCAATGCCCCAAACCTGCAAAGTCACGTTGAAGAAATACTTCGTTTGTCGAAGGCGGCGGCCAACGCTAAAGCTGAAATTGAGGGCATCTGGAAAGGTGCACCGGGACGAGAAGGCCGCCATATGGGGCCGGGGCTTGATCCTAAATCCTTCAATGATCGTTTTGGCGGAAATCAGGACGCTATAGACGCCTTGGAGCGCCAAAGGAAAGAGCTTGAGAAGAAGCCGAAACGTACTGCGGAAGACAGAAAGGCTGAGAGAGATGCCAATGCCTACCGCGATCTGGTCAAGTCGGCACAGGATCGTATCCAGCAATTGCAACTCGAAGAGCAGCTTGTCGGCAAGACGGGCGTAGCAGCCGAGACCATGCGCATGAAGCTGGAGCTTCTCCAGCGGGCGCAGGACAAGGGACGTAACATCAGTGCGTCTCAGCGGGCAGAAATCGAGAAGCTTGCAGAGGCATATGGCAAAGCTGCCGAAAAAGTCGCGGCTATGTCGCTGGCCGAAGAGTTACAGTTCGAACGCGCCCAGATGTTCCGCAGTCCGACTGAGCAGCGCGTGTATAGCCAGCTTCGAAGCGCCGGCATTAGCCCAGACAGTGAATATGGACAGGCCATCGGCAATCAAATCAGGCTGAACGAGCAGCTTGCCGAAGGGAAAGACCTTGCAACCGACTTCGCGCAGGGCTTGGCTAATGATCTTCTGAATGGCGTGTCTGCGATGGATGCACTGGCTAATGCCGCAAAGAACCTTGGGGCCAAACTGATCGAAATCGGAACTAACCAAGTCATCAACAGCCTCTTTAGCAGTCTGGCCGGTGGCCTTGGCGGTGGTTCTGGACTTGGAACGAGTTATTTTCCTCCGGTCCCCGGTGGTTTAGGCTTGTTTGATAGCGGCGGCTACACAGGGGCAGGCGGCAAATATCAGCCAGCAGGCATTGTTCACAAAGGCGAATATGTCGTTCCGAAGAACATCGTAGACCGCATTGGTGCGGGCAATATCGAACGCATGATGGACGGTTTTGCTGGCGGTGGTTTGGTAGGTGGACCACGTGTCCCGTCCGTGCCTGCTGCTGCCAATAACAATTCATCGTCCTTCACCTTCGCACCCGTCATCGACGCTCGCGGAGCAGATGTGGCCGCTGTGGCTCGTCTTGAGCAGGTAGTGGCTAAGCAACAGGCCGAGTTCAGCGGGCGCGTTGTGCAGACCATGAGACAGGCCAAATCAACCCGGAACTGGAGAGGCTAAGTGGCGATCACGTATCCCTACGACATCCTTGCAGACTTTCCAGGTTGGTCAACTGACTTTGATCTGGCTTACAGGCAGGAAACAAGCCGAACGGCCATTGGTCAGACCTTCGTCAAGGACTTCGGTTCACCACTCTGGACGGCTTCATATCAATCCCGATCAATGCGCCCGAATGAATTGGATGCTTGGCGGGCAAGGTTGAAGGCTCTGGAAGGCGGGCTGAAGCAGTTCCGGGGCAGGCCAACCAGCCGGTGTTATCCCATCGCCTACCCGAACGGTACGGGCATGGGGAATGTTTCGGCGGTGACGGTGGGCAGCATCGGAACGAACCGGAACACTATCGGCCTCTCCGGCCTGCCGGGTGGCTACGTCGTCAGCGTGGGCGATTATCTCCAGGTCAGAACGAACGACCTTCATCAGATCGTCAACGTGTCCGGTTCGGAGATCGAAGTCAGACCGCACCTATGGCCGACTACAGCAGTTGGTGACGCTGTGACGCTCGTTAAACCGTCCTGCCTGATGACGATTGTGCCGGGTTCGATCAACACCACAGCCGACCTTTCGACGGGCCGGGGAGTTATCACGTTCCAAGGGTTTGAAAGCCGATGAGAAATCTATCTGCCGAAAACTACGCGGCTCTGCAAGCCCGCCAACTGGTGGCGCGGGACTTTCTCTGGCTCGTAGCGCGTGACCGTTCAACCGGTGCAAACTTTTCCTATGGCTTCTGGTCAGACGTTGGCGATGTCTCTGCACCAATGCTCAATCCGAATACCGGACTACCTGAGACCCGGAACTTCGAAGGCTCTGGAACGCTCATTCAGATCATTGACATACCGCTTGTTGCTAATCTGACGGTTCAGACAATCGATGTCACGATGAACCAGATCGATGAGGCTGTGAACAACATCGTTCGCGGGTACGATCTGAAACAGGGGCAGGTCGAGGTCTATCGCGGTCTGTTCTCGCCGGTATCACGTCAATTAGTCGCCCCGGCAGTTAATCGTTTCATCGGCTATGTCGATCAGATCGAGATCAACACGCCGAAGGAAGGCGAAGACGGCGCGGTCAAGATGACATGCGTCAGCCATTCACAGGAGTTCACCCGGTACAATCCAAGCACCCGATCCCATGAGGATCAGAAGAAGCGTGACCCGGATGATGATTTCTTTGTGGATGCTTCAACCATTGGCGAGCGTGAACACTTCTGGGGCCAGAAGACGGGCAAGATAACTACGGCAGCAGTGCAGCGCATCGGAACCAGTGTCAGGGCTGTCAATCAATGATCCGGCGGGCAGTGACGGCGGATATCCCGGCTATCGTTAGCCTGGGGCGGCAGTTTTATAATTCTGCTGATTTCGATATCGAGGCGAGTGCTCCTTGGTTCAGCATGGCCGTATCGACCTATATTCAGGACGCTGAGCGTCTTTGCCTCGTCTACGACAATGGAGGCGTCAAAGGCTTCCTGATGGCCTGCTACGGGCAGAGTGATCTATTCCCGATCAAGGTTGCCGATGAGCAGCTTTTGTATGTCGCGCCAGAAGCTCGCGGCATTGCATGGACTGAACTGAGACAGGCATTCGAACAATGGGCAAAGGAAAAGGGATGCAAGCGCGTCCAGTTGACCGCCCAAAATGTCGTCAAGCCTGATCTTATGACGCGCCTTTACCGGCGCAGCGGCTACGCATTGGCCGACTTGGTGTTTTTCAAGAACATTTAAAGGGGTAAGCGAATGCCCGCTTTTACTGCGGTCGCCGGTTTAGCCGGTGGCCTGCTTTCGTCCACCTTTTTGTCAGGTGCTCTCGGTGGCGCTCTGCTGCGTATTGCGGTTGGCGTTGGCTTGTCTTTGGCCGCCCGTGCACTGTCAGGCGAAAAGACACCGGAAGCAGGCGGTGTAAAGGGTAAGCTTCAGGCTGGTGGCGATGTCTCGCGTTCCGTCGTGTTCGGGCGCACCTGTACGGCTGGCTCACTGGTCTACGCAAATACCTGGGGCAAGGCGGGAAAGACGCCGAACGCCTATTTCACCCAGGTAATCTCGCTTGCTGACCATCCCATTCGCGAACTGACAGGATTGTGGGTGAACGGCGAGCCTGTCACCATTGACACGAGCGATACATCCTATGGCGATTGGGGCTTTCCGGTTACCGAATACAAGACTGGCGGCGATGACAATCACCTCTGGATCAAATGGTATGACGGCACACAGACCGTAGCCGATCCGTTCCTCGTGAACACGGTTTCTAACTCTAGATATCCATACAGTAACAAGCGCATCGGCAAAGGCGTGGCCTATGCCATCGTCACGGCCCAGATCGATGAGGAACTGTTCACCGGCTTCCCGCAGTTCAAATTCGAGATACAGGGCCGCAAGCTCTATGATATCTCGAAAGACAGCACGGCAGGCGGTTCCGGGCCGCAGCGCTGGAGCACTCCGTCAACATGGGGCGGCGATGGCGATGATCTGCTTGCCGTTCAGGTATATAACCTGCTTCGCGGCATTATCGAACAAGGAACGTGGCTGTACGGGCTACAGACGGTCACCAGTGCGCGTTTGCCTGCCGCCGACTGGATTGCGCAAGTCAACAAGTGCCGCTTGCAGGTGCAAGGCCCTGACGGTTTAGAACCGCAATTCGTAACTGGCGGTGAAATAACGGTCGATAGCGCGATTGGCGACATCGTTGACAAGCTTCTGACCGGCGGTAATGCGCGACTGATCGAGACGGCTGGTACGTACAAAATCCGCGTGGGCGAACCTGACCCGCCAGTCGGAGCAATCAATGATGATGTGATCCTCGATACTGAGGAGCAGACATTTACGCCGTTCTTCGGTCTGTCAGAGACGGTCAACGGGATAACGGCGGTTTATCCAGAGCCGAAAGAAGGCTGGAACACCAAGGCAGCGCCGCCGCTCCATAACACCACATATGAGGTCGAGGACGGCAATAGACGCCTGCTGACCGATGTACCGATGGATTATGTCTATCGGTCTGGTCAGGTGCAGCGCCTGATGAAAGCGGCCTTGAACGAGGCCCGCCGCGCCCGCCGTCATACCTTCGTGCTTCCTCCGTCATACTGGACGCTGGAACCGGGCGATGTGATTTCGTGGACATCGGAGCGTAACGGCTACGTCAACAAGCTGATGCGCGTTGATGGCGTGACGGATAAGGCTAACCTTGATGTCGTGGTGGACCTAACCGAAGTCGATCCATCCGATTACGATTGGGACCCGGATACCGATTACACTCCGCCGGTCTTCGCACCGATTGGCACTATCAGGCCAACGCCGCAGCCCATTGTTGATTTCGCGGCGGTGGCAGCGGTAGCGCAGGACAGCAACGGTAATAACCGCCGGTGCGCTATTCTGCTCTCGTGGGATGGGGATCAGCCTGATGTCGATCAGGTGATGTTCGAAGTTAGAACGGCCTTTGACCTTGGCGTGATCTATGTCGGCAGAACCGAAAGGGTCGATGTCGGCTCAATGCTGATTGCCCCCGGCACACTGCTGCCGAACACCGGCTACCAGATCAGGGCGCGATACAACAGCTACGCTGGCAATCGACCGTTTGAATGGTCGGACTGGATACCGGTCACGACACTGGATATCCGGCTAGGCCCGCTCGACATCTATCCAATCGACATTGATCAGTTGAACCAAGACGTTCAGCGCAATCTCGAATGGATCGGTGACAGCTTCCGATATGTGCAGGAAGAGCTTGACCGTATCGGCGCGCAGGCGACCGAGCAGGACAGTGCGAACTATACCGACAAGCAGACGCTTCGCCGGGAAATGTCCGTCACTGCCGAAGGCCTCAAGGCTTCGTACACCGAGGCTATTGAGGTCGCCATCGGTCCCGGTTCGGCAATTGTCACCCGGATTGAAAGTCTGGAGGCTGTCGTCAACGACCCGGTAACGGGCTTGGAAGCGACCGCTGGCGCTGTCGATCTGTTGCAGGTCAAAGTCACCACAATGGACGGCGTTCTGACCGCCACGGCTAATGCTGTGACCGGATTGACGGCGACCGTGGGTAACTTCTCGGCGTCTGGCCTGTTTCGAACCACTGTGGAAGCAACACCGGGCGGCGCTCTGGCTCGTATTGGTCTCAGTGTGTCTGCATCTGGCGGCGGTTCGACTTCGCAAGCGGCCATTTTCCTTGATGCGCTGACAGGCGGTGCAAGCCGTGTCGTCATCAACGCCGATCAGTTCATTGTGACAAACGGCACGAACAGTCAGGCACCGCTCACATTCATCTCCGGTGGCTTGGCGCTTCAGGTAGCCAATATCGGTGATGTGACAGCGGGTATTCTGCGGTCGCCTGACAATCAGGTGGTGTTCAATCTGGCAGCGAAGACCTTGATCTTCAGTGACAATACGTGAGGAACGATGGCTGTTCGTATCTATGAAACGGGAAACCCGCCTCGGCTTATCACGAGTAAGCCGGGGCAAAATGCTTCACCTTCACTGCGGGATGATCTGAAGACGTTCGATAGCAACTGGTTCAATGGATGTGGTGTGAAGTTCAAATACTTCGGGCCGTTCTCCACGAACTTCGTATTCAACTATCCATATGCCTTGAGCTTCGTGCCGAAGTTCCTGATCCAGTATTATCGTGTGTGGAACGGCAATACATCGTTCTTCTACTGGAACCACGTCAACAGCCCTGGCTTCTCAGTCAACCCGCCGAACAGTGCCATGATCCAGTTTTGGCAAGGGTCGGCTGGCGCTGCTGTGGCTTACACAGATCGGATTGCCACGAACTACCCTCTAGCTGTTTCAGCTGATGATCGCGTCTCAATTCTGGTATTCGAAGCATGAGCAAGCGCAGTTTTACCGGGCTTGTCGGAGGTAGGATGCTCAAGCGTATGACCGGCCCCGGTTACGACGCAGACAACCTAACCCATCCAGCCACGTTCTCATCGGACAATGATTATATGCGGCTACACGCTGCAATCGATATCCCTCTGACCAAATACCAGAGCAGCGGCCAGAGATACTATATCGGAGAGGCAGCGTTCACCGACCTCGGATATATCCCGATGACGTTCGTGTCTGTCACGCCGACAAGCCTTGGGCGTGTATTCTTTCCAAATGATCGGAACCCGGCAACATCGGAAATGAACAACTTCTTTCAGGTGGCGGTCTGGACAAACCACATCTGGATTTCAGTGAGTGCCGGAACGGGCGCTGACTACGATTACAAGTTCCGCGCTCTGATCTTCAAAAACCGTCTTCAGGAGAGCTTCTGATGCCGAAGCGTATCAAGTATGCGCCGGACGGCGTGTACGTTTCTCGACCGGGATATGACGTGGAAACAGCCAGTCTGGACAAGATGTCGATGTATCCAGGCATGGGCGTAATGGCTCAAGTTCTGGATGGTTCGGTCACATTGGGCGCAGGTGGATCACAGGATTTCACCATCACGAACCCAGCTGGGAAACTGCCGTATGTCATCCTGAATAGTACCGGCGGGGAGCATCCTGACCGTGATACCTTCTGCGCTGAAGTGAACCCACCGTACAATTACGTTCGCATCCGCAACATTGCTGGCCCAACCCGAACGATCCGCTTTGCTGCGTTGATCGATAACACCTGACATTCAAGGAAAACGCGACATGACCGACACGACGGTGAATGAACCGGCGAAGCCTACGCACGTGCAAATCGATCCGATGGCGGCGGCAAGCGAAGCGATGGCGCTGAATGAGTTCTACAAGAACCGCTGCTTACTTCTCGCGAATGAAGTCGCCGGTATGCGCGCCCAGATGTCCATCCTTGAGGCCCAGAACGAAGCTTTACGAACCGAGCTAGAGCAGCGCAACAAAGACCTTGAAGCCGCTCAGAAGACCAAGAGGAGCGCATAATGGCAATCAGACCCGATTACCAAACTGGAACGATTGACCTAGTTGCGTCTAGTGCGGATTTCACCACAACCGGCGCAGCGCTCCAGATGGTGGCAGTACAGCCCGGTGACGCTATTATCACACCTTCCGGCCATGTCCTGATTATCGCAACCATCACGGGACAGAATAGCGGCACTCTGTTTCTGCCTTGCCCTCCCGATGCTGCTGGCACTGGTCTGCCATTGCGTATCCGCTTCCAGCCAGACGGTAGCCGGTATCAGGGTGCGGTGCGCAATCTGATTGATCTTCTCTCCAGTGGGAATGTTGAAGCACTTGCAGCGCTTGTTGGGGCCGATGGAATGGTGCCGATCTTTACCGGACCCGGCACGTTGGACTTGGCCGACCCGGCAACATTCGGCATTCAAGACCCGAACGGTAGTCTTGGCAAGTTGGCGGCGCTCACGTTAGCTGCTCGCCAGATTTTGCAGACGGATGCTACGGGTGCGTTGACAGCTATTACATTGGCAGCACGTCAAATTCTGCAAACCGACGCAAACGGCGCGCTCACGCCAGTTTCGCTTACGGCGAACAAAACCCTGCGCACTGATGTCAACGCCGACATTGTTTTGGCAAACGTGGAAAAGCCTTTGCTGGCCTCTTATGGAGGGGCCGATATAAACGGCTTATCGCAGATAGTTTTCGATATTCCGAATTACTATGTCGGCGCAGAGGTAGAAATCAGGTCGATTAGGTCAGCAAGTGCATCTGGGTCTGTAGGGTTCAGGTGCGGTCCTGCTGGTGGCACACTGGTTACAGACTATAGAATAAGAAACTGGAACCAATATGGAGCGGGTGATTTGACTTGGAGCATGACAACATCGCGAGATTTGGCTGAAATATCGCCAATATCAACCAGCTTAGCGAACCTAACCACAGCAACCATTCAATTTGGCACAGGAACTTCTGGATGGCACTGCTTGTTCCGGGGCGCAGGATGGGATCCAGGTGCTGGATTTTACAAAACTGACCGAGCAGCGTGGTCTAACGCCAATGGTATCATGCGACGCCTCGCAATTGTTTCTACAGTCCCGCTGGGTTCCGATGCTGCAACATCAATACGAATTTATGGGGTGCGTTAATGACATTCTATCAGATGATTAACGGCGAGCGCGAGCCGATTGACGCAAGCGAAATACCTTCGGGTGCCCTTCCCGATACGACTATTATTCTGCCTGCGGTGACACTTTGGGAGCGCATGACCGAGACTGAGGCCGAACAGGTGGAAGTCGCAATGTCAACGCAGCCTTTCCGCACCCGCCAGATATTCATGACTGCACAGACATTCAGGTCCGATCATGAGCTTTGGCCGCTGCTTGTTCAGATGGCGACGGATCTGTTTGGCGAGGAAAGGGCGACTGAGCTTCTCGCCGCCGCATAATCGATACTGAAAACTGACACACCGCGCCGCCCACTGAGGCGGCTTTTTCTTTGCCGAAAGGAAATCACCTTGGATATGCACCTTGGCGATACCCGCCTCTTGATTGAGGCCGGTCGAAAGCATGGCCTATTGCGAAACCAAATGGCGTACTTGTTGGCCACGGCGTTTCACGAGACCGCGCATACGATGAAACCGATCATGGAAAAGGGCGGAGAAAAGTATCTCCGGTCAAAGAAATACTGGCCATTCGTTGGGCGCGGGTACGTTCAGATCACATGGAGGGATAACTACGAACGGGCCGGGAAAATCCTTGGCGTCGATTTTGTTAAAAGCCCGGAACTGCTTCTGAAGCCTGAATATGCCGCACCGATCATTATCGCCGGGATGGCCGAAGGCTGGTTCACCGGCAAGAAGCTTTCCGATTACATCACCTTGCAGAAGTCCGACTTCAAGAACGCTCGCCGGATCGTTAACGGTACGGACAAGGCGGAACTGATCGCCGGTTACGCCAAGGAATATGACAAGGCACTTCTGACCGAGGGATACGGTGTCGAGCAGATCGTGACCGCACCGGCTGCCGAAGTTGTTCCTGCACCTGTTGAGGAAAAGCCTATCTCGAAATCGTCGCGCTTCTGGACGTGGTTCGGATCGGGCGGCGGCGCGGCTGTCATGCCTTTTGTCGATTGGAAGGTGCAGCTGGTCATCGTGGCAGCGATCATCCTCATCGCTGGATATGCGATCTTCACCATGCCGCAGGCGAGGGCCAAGCTTGAAAAGCTGGTTGATGCGATATGACGGCAATCTGGGCACTCATTCCCTCATGGCTGAAATACTCGCTCGCTGCCCTTGTGGCGGCGTTTCTACTTCTGGCGGGTGGGTATGTGGCCGGAAGGCTCTCAGGAACGGCCAGCACGGAAACCAAGATCGAAAGGCAGAACAATGAAGCCACAGGCAAAGCTCTGGATGCTGCTCGCTCTTATGATGAGTGCATTGACGCTGGCGGGATGTGGACATTCAGGACCGGCAAATGTGAGCGGCGTCCGTAATGTTCTCGGAACCGATCTGTTGGGCGCTCGTGGGGCAACCGAGGCAGACCAACGAAAGATCGACCGCACCATAGTGCGCGGTTGTGCAGGCGGCGTATGGTCGAAAGACGAGTGCGCTATTCACGACAAGAAGTAATAGGGGCAGCCGGGCGGATGGATGCAACGAACATGCCTGAAGAAAGCGATCTCCGTTCCCGTGTGGTCGGGCTAGAACATGCGACACAGTCGAATAATCAGCGATTGACCATTCTGGAGGCTTGGCAGCGCCAGAGAGACATCGACAGCGCTCGCCATGATGAAAAGTGGGTTGCCATGGAAGCGCGCATCGATACCCGGTTCTCCGGGCTGGAGAGTTCCGTCAAAGGCATCCAGTCTACGCTTTCTCGGATCATGTGGATCGTAATCAGCGGGATTGGGTCTGCCTTTGTCGTGTTTCTTATCAGCGGCGGGTTGAAACTTATTTGAGGTCCGAAAAGGTAAGGGGACGGGGCGGGATTATTCAATGATTTCAATGGGGCGTTTTGGGTGACAAATTAGGGCGTAACGCGAAATAGATTATTATATTCAATATGTTAGTCTGTATTATCCGTATTTGCTGCCGAAATTCATGGGACGCACTATCCGCGACGATGCCATCAAGGCGGAAGCCGAACTTTTGGCTGGCATAAGGGTCTTGGGGCAGGGCGAAAGCGAAGCAGCTCCTGATCTTGTGGGGCGCATCTATAAGGTGGAACAGGCATCAGGAAAGACCGTGGCCCAGATTGAGGCGATGACCTCTGTTGAAGACGCCATAACCATTGAACGGGTCAAACGTGCTGGCAAGATCATCGGCCTCGCACCCAATCTCCATCTGGAAAGGGACGACATCGTTCTTGTGGCCGGCAGGCGCTCAGGCGTTGTCGCTTCTGGCAACAAGATCGGCACCGAATTGCAATCTTCTGAAGGCATGGATGTCGTCGTGCAAATCCGTGACGTGACGATCACTTCACCGGATTATGTCGGCAAGACCGTTGCTGCGATCAAGGAGAATATAAGCTCTGAACTGCGCCATGGCGTCTATGTTATCGGCGTCAAACGTGCCGACAAGCCTTTGCCGCTGCAACCTGATACGGTCATCAGTGCTGGCGATGTCGTTTCAGTCTACGGAACCGATCAGGATTTGCAGCGTGCGGCGAAGTCTATCGGTCCGGTGATCGTTCCGAGTGACAAGACCGATTTCGTGTTTCATGGTCTTGGTATCGCATTCGGTCTTCTGATTGGTCTGGCTGTCGTGCGCATTGGTTCGATACCGCTGACACTCGGCAGCGGCGGCGGAGCGCTTCTGTCAGGTCTGCTCTTCGGTTGGTATCGCAGCCGGAACATGACCATCGGCAACATGCCGACGGGTGCCTCCACATTGCTGCGCGATTTGGGCCTCGCTGGCTTTGTTGCAGTTGTCGGCCTCCAGTCAGGTCTGCAGGCCGTGCAGACAATTATCAGCAGCGGTCTCACCATTTTCCTGATCGGTGTGGTCGTAACCATTCTGCCGCTGATCATCACGATGTTCTTTGGCCGTTACGTGCTGAAATATGACAATGTGGCTATATTTGCTGGCGCTCTTTCCGGGTCGCGCAGCGCAAATCCTGCCTTCGGCGAAGTGCTCGACAAGGCAGGCAATTCCATTCCTACCACCCCGTTCGCAATCACCTATGCGCTTGCCAATGTCTTTTTGACATTGCTCGGGCCGTTGGTGGTCGCTTTCTCCTGA